AGCAGTTGTATTCACCGTGAAATCATCCGTAGCATCACTATGGGTCGTGACATTTACACCCGCTCCCGTACTGTCAATTACAACAGCACCAGTATTTTCAACTTCAGGGGTTGTAATCTTAGTAGTGAATGTAGGAGCAGTTCCAAACACAGCAACTCCCGTTCCAGTTTCATCACTCAATACCCCATATAATTCAGCACTTGTGGTAGCAGCAAAGAAGTCCAGTCCATCAGTTGCATTAGGAACCGCATTACCACTCTCCGTGATTACTCCAAGTGTTGAAGCACCAGCACCCAATGTTCCAGTAGTCACCAAATTCTCATTTACAAAGGTTATGTTACCTGAACTATCTGTAATGCTTCCACTTCCAATGGTTAAGGTTCCGCTTGTAAAGGTTCCAGTATTAGTAACATTCACCCCATCACTACTTAAAGGACTATTAACCAATCCACCAGCAGTAGTGTAATACAAGAAATATCCATTGGTTGCATTTTGTGGATAAATCACTCCTTTATATTTTATTTCAGCATTTGCTATGGAATACATACATAAGCATAATGTAATCATTAAAATATATTTAAGAATTTTTTTCATATTGTTATACTCCTTTCTATTTATTTATCCCATATAGGATTCAAGTGAAACATCTGGATCAGTTGCATTGAAAGTGGTAAAATCCCATGTTGTAGCTTCCCATTCTTCTGTATCTCTTATTGTTGCCTTTTTGGTATAATAGTAGTTCATAACTGAAGCAATCCAGGTAAACAGTAGGTCAAACTGGTCTTTAACTGCTTGTAGTGTTCCTGGTTGAGTGTAAATTGCTTGTAATGATGCTTGGGTTCCTATGTCATATTTAGTATAGATATAGGTTTGGACTGCTTGGTTTAGTTCTTCTAGCTTCCTGGTTCTCATGTCACCTGTATGGGTGTGGGAATCTTGGAAAGGAACCTTTTGGATTACTTGTTCAGGTGTCCACTTACCCCCTGCTTCCAGGCACGTTTCCTCGGTGTCGTGTTCAGCTATTGAACAGTAGGCGGTGTTGGTTGCTCCTGCTGAAACCCATGCCAACAGCTTCTCAAAATCAGAATTACCTTCCAACTGCTTAAACCTTGCACCGGGATATTCCTGGTACACGATGCTGTACGTCCACTGAGGTTCTTTACTGTCACAATGCGCTTGCAGTGCCGACCCTTCAAGAACAGGGGTGTTGGCGTTGTATTTATAATCCGTTCCATCATAAGTTATCGTCAGGAAGCAGAGTTGGATTTCTTCATTGACGTATCTTGTTCCATTTATTTCTATGCTCATTTTCTACCTCCTTTTATGAGACTTGGACCGCATAAGTAAATACATAGTAAGTACTCAATGTTTCATCCGTCTCAGTGATTGTCTGATAAATATCACCGTTACTATCACATTCTACTGTCCCAAGAACTCGTTGTGTAAAATTAGCTACTGTAGGATTGCAAACAAGAGACGAATAGGTTAACGCAGAACCTCTGCTTAATACAACGCCTTGGTTATTTGTGACTGCTGAATTGGTCACTTGCAAATCCAATAGTAACGATTTAGCTGCTTTAGGTATTTTGCCTTCCGACAATGCTTCGATATTTAATGTTTTATCATCAGTTGAAGCCGGGGTGATATCAGCACCTATTCGTACACGGGACTCCAACCAAACAATCTCCCCCACCGGAGCCACATAATTCCCCTCCCCGATGCTTGAGCCGAAGACCAGCATTGGCTGGGAGATGTAGGCGGTTCCAGATGATTGAGTTAATACTATACCAACAGCAAATCCAGTAATAGTGTCAGGCACAGTATAGGTATATTCTAACCATTCCCAATCTCCTCCGCCAGTATGATAATCACTATAAACATTTGCAACAGCATAAGCCCACACCATCAATCTTGCATGGGTTCCAGTTGCAGTTTTCACCCAAGCACCAACTGTTATCGTTCTTCCAGCAAACTCCATTGCTTTTACGGATGAATACTTGCCATTGCCTTGCCACATAAGACTTTGTGTGGCAGAGCTTGGAACTAACTTTACTGCATAAAAACTACCTAATTTTGTAATATCTTCAGTGTTCCCATCACTGTGCATTCTGAAAATATCAAGGTCAGCGCCATCTTTAAACCACCCATCCGGCCCAGTGCTAGCGGCGCTCACGATGCCGGGGGTGACTTCGTGGAGTTGAACGGAATCAAGTAAACAATATTGGTTTGCATCTGCATCATTAATTTGAAAAAATATATAACAAGTTGTAGAGGTGGCCTCAAAAATTGTTGTATGTGTTGTCCATGTGGCATCTGTTACTTGTCCGGAACCATAATCTCCATCACCATAAGCTCCTTCGTCAATAGTCCAGTTCAATGCAGCTGCATCACCTTGTTTATATGCAAATGAGTATTCATATAGTTTTCCTACTTCTGTCGTAACAGTTGTTCTTAATGTTGGCACTGCCACTGGAGTAGAATTTACTGCAAATTTCAAACATACATCATATGGAGCACCATCTCCAGAATCAAATATAGTCCATGTTCCAGCAATATTTGTATTCCAACCAGTTGGAGGTGTTGCTCCTGTAGCACCTGTCCACGCTGTACCATTCGTGACTAAATCAGTAGCATCCCCAGCAGCAGGCACAGCCCCCGTACTCGGATCATAAAGCCCCTCCGAATTACTCCAAACCCCAAATCCACTATTAGTCAAAAGGTTCTGTTTCGGCATATACTCCCAATCGGGATCAGCCGCAGAACCATTAGAAACTAGCACCTCTCCATCCAATCCACTATCAGTAACCGATACAGCAGCAGTCCCACTTCCTAGCATTACCCCGTGATCCGTTAAACTTGTGGTTTCAGTTCCTCCATTCTCCACTGGTAAAGTTCCTGTAACCCCTGTTGTTAAAGGGAGTCCAGTAGTATTAGTAAGAACACCACTTGCTGGAGTTCCAATAGCAGGTGCAACCAGGGTTGGGCTTGTTGTTCTAACAGGAGCACCACTTCCAGTTGCTACCGTCCAAGTAGGGACTGTTTCCCCTCCAACCAAGATTTCATCAGTTTGACCACTTCTTAGTGTAGTTGGATCCCCACTCCCATCTCCAACAATCATTTCACCTGCACTTAATACAGCAGTTGCAGTTATATTATCAGTACCACTTCCTAGTAGAATTCCTCCATCAGTTAAGGTACTAACACCAGTACCACCTGAACTAACAGGGATAGTATTTGTGCTAACTAAAGTTTTATTAATATCAGTAACAACAGGTTTATTAGCTGTTAAATTATCAATAGTAATATCATTTCCATTAGCATCAAGGTTTCCACCTAATTGCGGAGTTGTATCACCTGCTAAATTTATTGCTGCATATAAAGTTGATAAATTTGTCATTTATATTATACTCCTTAAACTGTTATACTTCTATTGCTTATAATCTTTGGGTCATTTGGTGGTGCGACATTCATCCTCATCAACCGTGAGTGTGATATAAACCCACTGCTTAATCGGGTCATCTGTTCGATTGACAAGTTTTGCATTGTTGATAATCATTTTGGTTTCTCCTTATGGGGATACTTGGGCTGCCACAATGCGTATATATCCGGTTGTCCATGCTCCAGATGTTTCCACTATAAAATTACCGTTACTGCCAAGAATTACCCACCCCTGTGCAGAGCATGCTACATTTCCAGCACTACTTATTCGTAAACTCCTATCAGTAACACCAGTGGCTTTCAAGAATAGATACCGGCTTGCAGCATCAGCGGTTGCTTCTATCATGGCAAAAAAGGCAACCACTCCTTTCGGTAATTGTCCTGAAGTAATGACTTCTAGACCAAAACTATCCCCGGTAGTTAGGCTGGAGTTGTTCCATCCAGTAGGGAAATTATTTGTATCCTCCAACCAAACCACCTCCCCCACCGGAGCGCAAAAGTTCCCCTCCCCGATGCTTGAGCCGAAGACCAGCATTGGCTGGGATATGTAGGCGGTAGCTCCAGCTGCAATGTCTAGCGCAAACGGCCTTACGTCTATAACGTCTGTATCAACCACAAAACTACCCTCAAGCCACTCATAATCAGTTCCTACATTTAGTGTAGATGTATCTGCATATGTAGCACCATTCGTTAGATGCTTCAATTTTACTTTAGAAGCTCCGTCAGCCTTAACCCATGCTCCAGCGGCAAGTGTTCTCCCATTTAAATTTCGGCAGAAATCTACATTTACTCCAAGTTGACCGCCATTCCATAGAAATGTTTCTGCCGAACCTGTGGGATTGTAGATTTTTAATGAATAAAAAGAGCCATCTTTAGTATTAGCCCCATCATGTTCTCTATAAACATATAACCCGGCAGACTTATACCACCCATCCGGCCCAGCGGTCCCGCTCACGATGCCGGGGGTGACTTCGTGGACGCTGACATCATCAATACCAAATACTGCTGCGCCTCCGCTAGATGCAAATTGAACCAGGAATGATGTATCTAACGCTTCATGAACAAATGTCAATTGTGTCCATGTTGCATATCCACTCGATATAGTTACCCTTGGGATAACTCCATTATCATAAACACCGACAACTAATGTCCCACTTGTACGTTTTATCCATGCGGATATTTCATAAAGTTTTCCTGCTTCATAAGTTCCAGGTTCGCTATTAATACCCTCACTAGCAGATGACACATTTATTTTTAGGGAAGCAGATCCACTATGCTTATCACTTGTATCTTCAGCTAACTCACCTGTTCCTTCTGTTCCAGCATATTTAGTCCAATTAGTAGGTAGCCAAGGGTCGCCTGTACCCGCTTCCATGTTACCATAAGTTATTAAATCATACCCATCACCAACACTCGGCACAGTCCCAGCAGTCGTATACAAATCCTCCGAATTACTCCAAACCCCAAATCCACTATTCCCTAATAAATTCACCATATTAGGATTACGATTGTCCAGCACATAGTCCATAGCACTCGGAGTCACTGATAATGTTCCACTTGTACCTGTAAGACTTTCCGCTCCAGTAGCTAGTTCAACTACACCTTTATTTGTAGCACTTGCATCCTCACCAGCCACAGTGATACTTCCTGCACCATTAGTTATATCAATACCTTCACCAGCAGTTATTGTCCCTAATTGTGGATCAGTTGTTCCATCCCCTATTGGAATCTCACCATTAGATGCAGCACCAAGAGCGGTTATAGCATCTGTTCCACTTCCTAACAATAACCCTCCATCAGTTAAACTAACCGCACCAGTTCCACCACTAACAACTTGTAGTGGACTATTTAATGTACTTAAATCCCCTAATCCTATATTATCCCTAGCGGATGAGGCTGTAGTTGCACCAGTTCCACCTTGATCCACACCTAAAGTTCCTGTACTTACCAGAACCTTACTAGCATCTGTAAATACTGGCTTACTTGCAGTTAGATTATCAATGGTTATATCATTACCATTAGCATCCAGATCCCCACCCAGTTGAGGTGTTAAATCATCCACTATATCAGTTAATGCAATACCACTTGTACCAGTTAAACTTAATACTTGCCAACCTCTTGCAGCATCAGTATAGATTAAATCAAAACTGGAACCAGCAACATCAACCACCAGATCCTCTGAAGCACTTTCAATTAACTTACCATTCCTAGCAACTGTTATTACATTAATCTCCGCTTGATCCCTATAGTCACATACACCAACATAATCACCAACACTTGGAGCAATAGGTAAGGTTAATGTTACATTACCTCCAGAGGCATCAATTAAGTAACCACCAAATACTGTGGCATTGGTATCAACACTAATGATATACCAGAACCTTTTTAAGTCATTGACATCAGTACCATCCAGTAGATATGCACCAGCAACAACAAACTCTACAAAATCAGCATCTTGTAAGGTAGCACCAAACGTCACTGTGGTACTATTAGTTTCACTATATTGAGTAGCATTTAACGGACTATCCATTCTTTCACATTTCTGTCCATTAATAAATACCATTAATGTATTACTACCAGTTACATAAGTACCTAAGGTTAATGTATATATTGTATTACTGGAAGTACCTTCACTACCATTCTGACTCTCATATAATTGAACAGCAGAATGTCCAGGACTATCAGCAGTTGTAGTTGTCTTTTGTAGGTAATTTTCACCTGTGCTTGTTTCTTTTATAATTGACACTATTAGCACTCCTCTTTATTCTTAATTGTCCTCATACCTGCATACATCTTCTTGGTATACTTCCTTATTTATACTTATTGTGGCCCCATCAATGCTTCAAGTGAAATTTCAGGATCAGTTGCATCAAATGTAGTATAATCCCATGTTTCTTCCTGCCATCCTTCACCATCTCTTATTGCTATCTTTCTTGCATAGTAATAATTCATCACTCCTGAAATCCATGTAAATAAGGTTCCTAGGGCAGTCTTAACTACTTCTGGTGTATCTACTCTTGTTTCAATAGCTTGGAAGGAGATTTGAGTACCTACATCGTATTTAGTATAAAGGTAGGTCTGAAGGTCAGTATTTAATTCCTCTAATTTCCTTGTTCTCATATCACCAGTGTAGGTGTGGGAACCTTCAAAAGGAACCTTAGTGATTACTTCTTCTGCAATCCATTGACCATTGGCTAGGGCAGCTTTTTCTGCTGTGTCAAAAGTTGTAACCCAGGTACCATCTGCTGTTTCACATGCTTCTTGTGTGGCTGGGGAAGTAACTGCTGGAACCCAAATACCTTCATTAAGTTCACAAGTAGCTTGGTCATTTCCTTCTGCTCCATCACAATATGCTTCTGCACTTGCTATAGTACAATAAGGACTACCTGATTTACAGTATGCGGAGTTGGTATTCCCATCTGTGATCCATTGGGTAAACTTCTCTAATTCTGTGTCACCAGCGGAATCTTGGTAGCGAGCATTAGGGTACATACCTTTTAATACCTCAACTTGATAGGTGGCTTCTCTGTTGTCACAGAAGGCTTGCAGGTCTGTGCCATTAAGAACAGGTGTAGCTGTGTTCCACGGTTGCACGGTAACGTAAGCACAAGTGTCACCATCCACTGTCAGGGTGATATAGACCCATTGTTTTGTTCCGTCTATGTCTTTAACATTATTTACTATTGTTGCCATTGTTTTATATTCTCCTTATGTTTATATTTATGTTTGTTATGAGGCTATTTGGACGGCTATAACCCGCAAGCTTACATCTGTCCAAGCATTATTTGTTATAACATTTATATTTCCATTTGCATCACATGGTATAATAAAATTGTGTGTGATATATTTATCTGCAACTTGAGCATATGTTGGTGCTCCTTGATTAGAACCACTTGCTATACGAAAATTAAGATATTTTTCTGCTGTAGCGGTTCTCCCTCCAAGTCTTAAATTTAAAGATTTAATACCTTTAGGTATCCTACCCTCTGTAAGAGTTTCGATATAAACAATTGCCCCAGCGGCTTCGTTTATTGATGCTGCATTATATATCAAAGAATTACTTCCAGTTTGGTCATCCAAATACACCCACTCACCAGGAGGTTGCACATAGTTCCCCTCTCCTATACTTGATCCAAAGACCAACATCGGAGATGAAATATAGGTGGTTCCTGGAGATGCATTTAAAAATCTAAATCCTGACCAAAAATTTTGAGTTGGACTCGTACTACTCATTGTTGATGTAACTTCTAACCATGTCCATGTATCTAAAATTCCATAATTATTTGAATACACATAACCATCAACATCATTATATAACATTAACTTTACATCTGAAGCTACTGATGCTTTAACCCAGGCGCCAAAAGTAAAGGTTCTACCTGCTTGCATTGCAGCCATATTAGGACTACTATAATTACCGTTTACAAGTTTACAAAATACTCTATCATTTTGGGCGTTAGGTGTAACTTTTAAAGAATATATACTTCCACCATAAACATTATAAGTTCCTCCAAAATGATTTGCTGTCATATCCCATTGTTCTCTCCAACAATCGGCTGCTGTTTCAACATACCATCCATCTGGTCCAAGGCTTGTAGCACTCACAATCCCTGGGGTGACTTCTTGGAGTTGTACTTTGTCGATGTTCCATTCTGCTGCACCAGATGACCAGATTATTATGTAACCAGAAGCTCCTGTGGATGTATTTTCAAACACATATGAAAAGGTTGTATCTGTAGCTGTTAAAGTTACTGCTTCATGAAGTCCTCCAGCACCAGTGTGTATTCTTAATACAATATTTCCGGACACCCTTGTAAAACTACCACTAAATTCGTAAAGTTTACCTGCTGTTAAAGTATAGGTGTTTGTAGCAACTCCTTCATTTCCAGCATCCGTATGGAGGTGCATAACCCCACCACCGTCAGATACTTCTCCAGCGTCAGCTCCATTAATAGACCACCCAACAGGATAATCAGGGTCAACACCTTGCCAGCTTCCCATATTACCATTGAGAATCAAATCAGTAGCATCTTCAACCGTAGCATCTCCAACGGCAGTCCCCGCAGTAGTGTATAAATCCTCCGAATTACTCCAAACTCCGAAACCACTATTTCCTAAAAGATTTTGTTTCGGCTGATACTCCCAATCAGGGTCAGCCGCACTTCCGTTGCTCACCAGCACCTCACCGTTGGCACCTGAATCCGTAATACTCACAGCTGCAGTCCCGCTACCCAGGACAACCCCGTGGTCCGTTAATGTCGTGGCTCCTGTGCCACCCAAAGGCACGGTTATGGGTGAGGCTGTGAGTCCGGTTCCACCACCACTAACTGCTAATGTCCCAGTTATATTTGAACCATCTAAATCCATTGCCAATTCACCACTTTCAATGACAATACCACCCTCAGATTTCAAATCCGTATCAACCGTAATAGTTCCAGCAGCATTAGTAACGTCTATACCATCTCCAGCAGTAATTGTTCCAAGAGTAGGATCAGTAGTTCCATCTCCAATAGGAATCTCACCATTAGCAGCAACACCAAGAGCAGTAATTGGACCTACACCACTACCAACTAATATACCTCCATCAGTTAATGTACTTACTCCAGTACCACCATCAGCAACAACTAAATCTGTAATACCAGTAATACTTCCACCAGTTACAGTTAAACTATCTAAATTGGAAACACTAAATTTTGCCATTTATCCCCTCTCTGTATAAGGTCTCAACCTTCTTGAGCTAATATATACATTCAGTTTCTTACTATTGTTATAAGGTCTTAATCTCCTTGAGCTAATATATATATTTAGTTTTTTCATATATCTATTTATACCTATTTATATTTTTATGTTGCTAATAAACTTACAACCTGTAGCAAAGTCTTATGATAATAAATATAACCATCACTATCATATATCTTCCATATCAAATAGTATTTACCCACCGTTCCAGTCACAGCAGTTGTAATTACACCAGTCATATCATTACTACTTACAGTTGCATTAGCTTCAGTTAATACCTCAACGCCATTAGCATCAGTAACCTTAAATGTGGAAGCACTAGTAGGTATAACCGCAGTATTGTCCTGATCTAATACAGTTATGGTAATTGCTCTATATTCACCTTGTGTCAGTGTTTGTGTAGTATTATCCAACATTCTCTTCTTTTCCTTTTTGATATGATTTAGCAAGTAAAGGACCCAGTATTAACATTATATCAGCAACATTTAAACCCACAAAGTTACCCGTCAATATAGTTATATAGGTCCAATTAAATAAAACAACCACTAGTATCAATGAAACAAGTAACCTCATAGCACTTAGATTACCGTTATCTTCCTCAAGAAATTGGAGGAAAACATTAGCCATTTTAACTCACCATTTTTAAACTAAGATTATCCCTATTTCTTAATTCAGTAACATACATCTCACCAGCATTCACCGCACCACTATATGTAAATGCAATTGTTTTTACTCCACCTTTGAATCCCCATATATATCTTACTGAATTAGCAGGTACAACAATACCTGGTGTATTAGCAGTTTCAGTTAAAAATACAGTGATAAGATTAGCACTTGTGTTATATATTTCCACACCTTCAGTTTCTTGCCAACTCACTAATGTAATACTAGCTTCTGCTGAAGTAGGTGAATGGGTCCAATTAGCTGGGTTAAAATATGGTGTAGCACTTGTTAAACTAATGTATCCTGATGTTTCTTTGCTAAGGTCTAGGTAACTATATAATCCTTTAACTTCATTACCACCAAAAGTTACATCACCGAATTGAACTAAACCTGCGGAACTATTTGTATATGTAGGCATTTGGGTTTTTCTCCTTCTGTTTTATTATTTATATCCATAATTGTTATCTCCTTCCTCTATTTATATCCATCTTCTTGCTTTTCTTTTTATTTCTTTTCTACCCCTCATAGCTGAACGGAATTTTTGTAATAAGGATACCTTAACTTTCTTACTAAAATCTTTACTCCACGTTGATACTATTACCTTCTCCATATCTTCAAATGGAATCTCTTGTAATTTACTTATATAATAGTTAGGCTTAATGAAGTATCGTCTTACAGCATGTTTCAGATAGGGATATCTTCTTTTAACTATATCCCAAGTAAATCTAACATTACCATTAGTTGCTTCAAATACTCTAGCCCATTCATTAGCAAATGTCCTTCTCATTGATTTAGGAATATAGGTAAAATTGATTGCTTGTAGGAAACGAAACTGGTGGCCTGTGTTAGGATGATTACCTTCTAGGCTATACATAAAAATTATAACTGGGGTAGGATCGTTAGCCCAGGCTTGATATTTAAAGGTATAGATATAGCCACTCTTCAACATTACACCATGGAATTTCTTCCTATAGATTCGTCTAATAGCCATTCAATTTCCTACATTTCCATCCTTTGTGAACATTTCTTTTTCCTGATGCAATCATACTCATAGATGAATTTGAAAGATTATGTTCTTTACAAAAATTACTCAGATTTTTTATTGTATATTCCTCACCTTTATCATTCCATATAAACCAATCTTCAGCTTTACTATTTGATCTCTTTCTGATTACTTCCTTACTATATGCTCCGCCAGGTTCTCTCTGTTTTTTATCCAAATAATCCAAAAATTGTTTATCGGCATATTTCTTTTTAAGGCCATTTAACATTAGCTTCTTTTTCTCATCCGTCATTTGTTTTTTAGCTATTATAGATTGTTTTTCTTTCCATTCTTTTGTATTACATCTTTTTTTAGCCGCTTTTTTATATCTTTCTCTTACACCAGGTTCCAACATAGCTTTTTTTCTACCTTCACTTATTCTTTGTCTTATAGAAGGATCATCTTCTAAAGCTTTTAATACACCTTTACTTATAGTTTCTTTAATTTCATCTATTCTCGGATTATTTTTATATCCATTGCATCCTGGACCTCTTGATGTTTTTATGATATTATAATCACCATTCTTTTCTATCCAAAATTCCTCCCTTTCTGATAATTTACTCTCATTTTTACATTTTTCTATTATTTCCCATTGAAAATTATCAGAACCGTATTTATTTATGGCTCTGTGAAAATAATATTTACTCTTTTTTGAATCTTGGATATGTTGCTTTTTTCTAGTTTTCAAATTTTTTGTAGTTTTACCTATATAACATTTACCATTAATTTTATTTGTAGCTTTATATATTATCATAATTAATCTCCTTTATCAAGATTTATTTGGAGTAAGGTAGAATAGATAAAGTATCCCACCAAGGGAGCAACCCCCTGTCCTCCTATTTATTTATACCCATTTACCTCTTTTCATTTCCTTTCTCCAATCACTATCTGTAAACCATCTTGTAACATTAAAATTGGATTGTAACCATTTATATTTATCAGTCCATTTTTTTATATTGTCAGAATGTATGGAACCTGTAGGAAAACCTTGTGAATCACTTACAAAAAAATACCATTTTCCCTTTTCTTTTTTAGCAACACCCCATAGAGCATCAAAATCATCTAAACCTGATTCTGTACTACCTGCAAATTCTTCATCTACATCTTGATGATATCCGCCCTTATAATACCATACATATAGTTTTTTTGCTTTACTATCAGCAATAAATCTTACTATCTTATCAGAACCACCAGCATCATTGAGTTCAGAATTAGATGGATTAACAAACACTTCACCACCAGGACTTTCTTTCCAACCCATACCTGTTTCTGCTCTACCTAGATATTTTTCTATTAATAAATCAATCATTTTCCACTACCAAATAATTTTAACACTTCAATCCATTGACTTTCATTCATATAATCATCAATTTTTTTATAATAATGATAGGCATACATATCTTCACCATTAGGTTTTTTATACTTTTTCCTATCTCTAAGAAAATATCCACCAAAAACATCTGTCTTGTTATACTTACCCCACATAGTATCATATATTCTAGCTAATTTTCTATGGGCATACATTACAAATGCTTTAGGTTTTTCATACCTTATAAATAAAGCCATACAAGAACCTATTTTACTAAAAAGGCCTACCATATTTTTTGTACCGCCTACAATATCTGTACTTAATTCACCATTATCTTTAAGTAAACCCCATTCAATTTTAAATCCTCCAGTACCATCAAGTAATCTTAAAGGATCTACAATGAAATGGTATATATCACCTTTAAACCTAATCTCCCATAGACCTCTTTTCAATTTCTTAATATTAGGATCATTAATATTTATAGTAATTTCAAATATTAATTCACATTCCATCCACTCATTAAATTTCATATAACAATCCTTTATTTCCCAAACAATTCCCTTTCAGTAATAATCTTAAATACCATTCCCATTTTGCTGCACCAGTTGATAGCTGCCTTCCATTTAGCATTATTAGTTGCAAATGTTCTTTCTTCATATAATAGAGTTTTCTTCTTTTTCTTTCCTCTATTTATAGGTGGATGGGTCTCTTTAAATGGTTTTATTTCAATTACGAATTGTTGGTTTTTCTCTCTACCCTTCACCAGCATATATACATCAGGATAATATCTTCTCCTTTTATTCTTAACAGGGTCAAAGTATTGTATAACTATAGATTCAGAACTCCATTCTAATACCTTAGGATTAGCATCACACCATTGGAAGAACTTCCTTTCATAGGAACTTCTAATTATAATAGGGTATTTACCTACATACTTAACAGGATCACGAGGTATATATTGTTGTTTACCTCTTACATCTTTTATATTATGCATAATTAATCTATATCATCATATTCGATTTCTATTTCTTCAAGCATATTAAAGATATTTTCTTTTTGTTCTTCTGAAAGTTGTTCAGGATTCAAAGATACAATGAAATGAAACATCTTATCGAACATCGCTTCTTCAAATACTGGTTTGGTGCCGAACATACCATCATCTGTAGCTCCACCAAATAATGTTGATAATTGTTGTAATATTTCACCAGCCATTATAAAATTCCTCCTTCTATCAATTCCTCAATTTCCTTTCTTTTATCTATATCCACATTGGATAATATCAAATCCTTATCACCACCATTGGCAATATATTCGACAATTTCATTCATATCCATTATACCTATAGTATTAACAGTGTCTACTATATCTGAATGCTTAATATATTTATCTAAATGTTCTAATAGGTCCATTATTTCTTACCTACAGCAAATGGATTTCTTCGTGAACCTTCCTTTTCAAATTCTTTAGGATTATTCTTTTTCCATTTTTTCCATAAATTTAAAAACTTACTACTTAATAATATCACCCAAAATAGAGCATATACTCCAAATTTTGTACCATCGAAATCACCAGTAGAACTTATTAATTTATCAAGTTCCATCCAAGCAGTCAATGCGGGATAAAATGATAAAGCTGGAAATGCTTCACCTTTAATAAAATCCCAATAATGTTTTAAATCTTCATTCATTCTAACAGAGGGAAGTGATGCTATGGCAGCTTTATCAATTTCTATTAAACGTCTAAACTTTGTACCAAGATGTTTATTTATAATCTTTACCGCATCATCTTCTAATAGTCTTGATTTCAATATGGTACTCAAATCACTCCAACTTTTTTTCATAAGTTTTTCAGCTTTACCTGGTTTCATTTTAACTAACTTTTTGAAGTATTTTTGAACACCACCAGATGCGGCAGATTCATCAACCATATATTGTTTTAATCTTGTCATAGTTCCCTCCAACTATATTTATATATCTATTTATATATTTAGACAAATAAATATAAATACTATTGAGGAAAATTATTTAAAGGAGTTTAGTATATGAGATTGCAGAATTTTTTAAACGAATTATCATCTGATTATGGGAAAGGTATAACATTCATTGACTTGGATGAAACTATATTTAAAACCTTTTCAAAAATATATGTTCTGAAGGATAATAAGATTACTAAAAAGTTAACCAACCAAGAATTTAATTCATATAAATTGGAACCTGGTGAAAAATTCAATTTTGGTGAATTTAGAAGTGCTGAAATCTTTAGAAAAACAGCCATACCAATACCTCAAACAGTTAATAGAATAAAACGAATGATTAAGAATATAGATAAAAGAGAATCAAAAATAATGATTTTAACCGCTAGGACTGACTTCGATAATAAGAAAGAATTTCTAAATACATTCAGAGACCATAATATACCTATTGATAATATGTATGTTGAAAGAGCAGGAAATGTAAAGGATGGCTCAACAGCACAAAAAAAGAAAAAAATAATCTTAAAGTATTTGAAATCTGGTGATTATAGAAGGGTTAGACTTATAGATGATCATTTAGCAAATATTAAAGAATTTCTTACCATTAAGCATACAATACCTCAAACAATTTTAGACAGGGTGAAAGATAAACATAATATACAAGATGATGAGCAATTACCTATTATATCCTTCTATGGATTATTGGTACTACCATCAGGAAAACTAAAGGAGATTAAATAAATGCCTCTATTAAAAGGACTTGAAAGATGTGAATATATATCAAAGGTTATTGATGATATTAATCATTTAGTATGGGTAAAGGATAGATATAACAATCTTATTTTTGCTAATAGCTTGGCATTTGATTTTTTTAAGAAAATGAGAAAAAATGGTGACATTAAATGTCCCATAGAAATAGAAGGATATGAGGAGGATAAAACCACGAAGATACAAGTGGATGATAATGAAATATGGTTACAATATTCCAGTATGCCTATATTTACAGGTAATTCATTATTTGAAGGAACCCTAGTTATAGCTTCAGATATAACTGAAAGGAGAATAAAGGGTAATGAAGTATCAAAGATAATAGATGGAAAGATAGATGCGTGGAAGAAGGAACAAGATATACGAGCATTAAAGTTAGAACAGAACAATAAAGAAATGTATGAAATGCTCAATTTAGATATAAATGGAGCAATGGTATAATGGGAAATAAAAAAGTATTAATATTAGAAGATATGGCAGAATTATGTGATATATACAAAAGATTCTTGGAAACATATGAACGTAAATATGACGTTGATTGTTTTAATGATATATATTCTGCTAAAAAAGCAATAGATGAGAAAGGTGTTGATTATTGGGATTGCTTTATAGTAGATTTATGTGTACCTTCATCATCAGAAGAAGGACTTACAAAGGTTAATAAATTTGAAGGATTTGATATAATAGAAACTCATTTAATTCCATGTAAAACAATAGTTGTTAGTGGATATTCATCACCTGATATTAAAGTAAAAGCAAATAAATTAGGTATTGTCGCATTATATTCTAAACCAATTGATCTCCAATTACTATTAATAACATTGAACTCTATAGCTGACTGTAACTAAAAAGGATATATGGATAATAATAATATACAAATTGTCATGAAATTATTTGATCAAGTCAAATCTTCTTGTGATAAGACAGATAAACAAATAGAGGATTTATCTTCTGTGGTTAGAAGTTTATTGGATAGTGCTTCCTCACCTAGTCATCAAGAAATTGAAGATTTAATAAGAGAGTTGCAATCTGCGTTGGATGAACATGATAAACAAATCTTAACTGTGAATCCTGCTGGTGGTATGAGGGATATTAAGGATAAATTGGAAGTTATTCATACAGATTTGGATACACATGAAAAAACTAGTACACCTGCGAGAACTAAGATTAAAGATTCTAAAGTTTTATTGACTGAGATTAAAGATACGGTTGATTCTGTATCTAAAAAAGTAACAAAAATGATATATGTTGTAGTTATTGCTGCTGGTTTGATGGGTGGAGCATATTTTATTGTAAGTCATTCTATTGAGACTATGATTAATAATGAAATGGTTATATTTAATAAGGATCATAACCAACTATTAACAAAACCTGATCAAATTAAAGAACTAATAAATAAATTAAATAAGAAACTTGATGATCATATGGAAAAAGAATAATGAGATTATTAAAATATATAAATGAAGAATATATATCCAGAATGCCTAGAATAGGTAGAAGTAGGGATACTTTTGAATTGTTTGGTCAACCTATTGAATTAAAAGACTTACAAGATGCTGCCAACGGTGATCCAATAAGATTCATTGCTGATTATGATGATGAAGATTTATGGGTTTGGGATGCTGATGCGGCACTTCATAGTGATGTATGGTATAAGAAAAAATTTGTTGGGAAAAACAGGGAAGACATGGATTTAATGGCTACTAATGAATTGATCTGGGGTGTTGCTGAAAAACAAGGCTCTAAATGGGTAATGGATTCAAGTGATGAACTGAGTGGTATGAACAATCAACAAATAAAATTATCTAAACCTAACCCAAATGGTGTAAGTTATGATGATAAGAATTATGGTACAGTGGATTTTAATAAAATTTCAGAAAACTTTAAATGGCTGAATAGATATATAAATATAACAAAATGGTTAAGGAGACATTCGTAATGAGATTTGAGAATTATTTAAATGATAAATCTTCCTTTTTAAAGGATTATTTAGTTTTATGTGAATCATTAGAACTAAATGAATTAAAGGATGATACATTAAAGAAATTGTCACAAGCTGGTAAAAAAATAGGATTTAAAGTTAAAAGATCAAAGTCTTTAGTTGACTATTTTAAAGGTATCAATACAGGTGTGGAAGATTTATTAAGATATGCTGCTCTATTCATGCTTACTGATATAAAAGATAATGCCTCCAGAAAGGAACTCACACAAGATGCCAAACAAGTATTTAAAAGAATTAAGAAAAAAGATGTAACTAACATGTTGTTACAAATAGATAAATCTACTGTTGGTGTATCCTCACATATAAGACATATATTTCAATCAGCTTTTGGTATTGAAGTAACATCCTATACCAATTGGTTAAAGGATGCTGAATATATATCAAATACTCTAAAGGATATGAAAATAACTTTAAAACGTATGGGTGATACAGATGCAGAATTACAAGCATTAGCTAAATTTGAAAGGTCTTTACAAGGATTAGTATCATAATGAGATTTAAACAATACATAAATGAAGAATGGATGGAAACTTATATAGGTAATAAATATGAGGTTTTAAAGAATCCATCTACAAGTGAAATAAATAAACTTCTTAAAGCATCTATGTATGGAAGATTTATATTAGATGGTTCAAAAAAGAATGTATATGTATGGGATGCTTCAAAAGCAATACATCAAACAGTTTATAATAAACTTCATATAACTGGTAAAACTTTATTTGGAATGGCTCAAAGAGTTAAAGGTAAATGGTCAATGGTTAATTCAGATGAAGTAATGACATATATAAGATATAATAATAGAGAATATGAAGAGGTTATTAAGAATGTATTGAATAAATTCTTATGGGCTAATAGTTATATAGATATTAAACATTTTATAGGATTATTGAAATCAGGTGATTATTATGAGGATGGGTTTTAATGAATAAAAAAGAAATGGAAGACCTAAAGAAAATGTTTCCACCTGAGGGACAGGATCTATTTCAAAGAAAAATGATGGCTCTTACAATGAAACCATTAAAGAAACCATCAGGTGTTAATATAAATACATTAAAACAAAGACAAGGTGAATGTTATATGCTATCTGGAGAGTTTGTATTATATAACAAAGGATGGTCACTATGTCATGGTATATTAAATCCACCATTAGGACCACATGAAGGTAGTAATTATGAGCATGCTTGGTCTGAAAAAGGTAAAATAGTATATGAAGCAGTATTTGATATGTTTTATGATAAAGAAGAATACTATAAAGTATATTTACCAAAGGTTAAGAAACGATTTAAATTTGAAGAAGCAAGAAAATCTATAGCATTAAATGAGACATGGGGGCCATGGTAGTATGAAAAAGAATATATTCACTAAAAGAGCAAAGATGCATACTAAGGTTGATAAGAATATCCTTCTTCAATTGGAGGAATCTTCTACAAATAATTTAATGAAAAAATTGGAATTATTTACTATAGGTGATTCTACTTGTGTAGGAGATATTGCTGTTAATAAAGCACAAGGTGAAGTTGATTTAATTGGTAAACCTAAAAAAAAGAAAAAGAATGTGGAGGATGATGAAGAGGAGGTGGAAGAAAATGAAAATGACTGATATTAATGATCTATTAGAAGATATTGAAAGGGAATATACTGTAACTGAAGAAACTATTATAACTGAAGATGATTGCGATTGTGAAGATGATAAAGGTAGTTGCGGTGGTTGTGGGGGAGGTTGCGGATAATGAGATTTCAACAATATATCATAGATGAGGCAGGTGGTGAAGAATCCGGTAAGATGGAAATCCATAAGATGAATATCAAGCAGGCATTAGATTTTGCCAGTAAAAAGAATTTTGATATTTCAGATATTCCTGGATTTGAGGAACATTTTGAAGCCGCCAAAGATAAAGCTAAAAAGGGATGGACTAAAAGAGTTGATATGCCTGTAATTGAAACTGAAGATGTTCGTAAGCTACAAGCAAGATTGAAGAAAGGTAATATTGACATCAATAAACCATTTGCTGATGAAACAAGTGTAAAGAATCCATTTCCAGAGGGGTTGAGTGGATTATCAGCTCAATCCTTCTTAGAGAATGGCTTAAAGGATGGATCTATAAAAGATGATCAAATTGATGTTAATATTACTAAGGTAAAGGTTAATGAATTGAAGCCTATACAGAAGCAAATATATTTTGATAAATCAATGGGTTCAACCATAGAGAATGGAGTTAAAGGTAGTATGAATTTCATCAAAAATAAGTCCTTCTTTATAATTAGTAAAGATAAATATATCATAGATGGACATCATAGGTTCTTATCTGCCATGCTAATTGATCCTAGTATTCAAGTTAATGCACTTATGATTGATTTACCATTAAAGAAATTATTACCTTTAACGAAATCATATGGTGATGCAATAGGTAACAAAAGGAATGCATAATACAATGACTATTAATAAAAGAGAAGTGAATGGATTGTGGGGTGCTTTAAATGATATATTTAATAAAAAGACATTAATGGCACTTATTTTTATTGTGGTTGGTGTTATAGCCACCTATTACTTAATGCAAATATTTCTTACTGAAAGTAAATTTCAATATGAAAAGAATTCTATAGTAAGTATAATAAATAATTCTGGTGATAAAACAAGATTAGAAATATTAGATGTTAGAAAATTATCCTTAGAACAATATTTATGGATGTTAGAAGAAAAATTAACAGGTTGTCCAACTGATATAAAAACAAAATATAAAATAAATAGATTAAATGATGATTTGGTTATTGTTAAAAATAGTATAAATGCTATAAGGATAAAAAAATGATAGTTTATAGTAACATACCAACTGTAACAGATGGAGGACAACAAGAAGCTATTGTAAGTGATTGGGATACACAAGCATTGCTTACTGATATGTTGAAGGAATTGAAAAAAGCTAACCTTCATAATATGATAATGACTGATACTGTTATAGAGAATACGGAGGTAGAAGTATAATGCCAGATATGATAAAGGATGGGCGTGGTACTAGCAATCTTGCTCATGTAAATACTGATGGACAGTTAGTAACAAGAGCCGTTTCAGTTGAACAAAGAATGAAAAGTGCATTAGATGAAAATTATTTTGAAGCAACTACAGGTAGAATAACCTTAACTGATGCAGTTGAAACTGGTATCATCTATATCAAAAATACTAATTCTGATAAAGTATTAGTGATTGATAGAGTGTTTTATGATTTATGGACATCTACTGATGGTTCAGGCGCAGATGGAATCTTACGATATTACAAAGATTGCACAATAACAGGTGGAACAGATATTGTACCAAATTGTACATATTATGGATCAGCACAAACTGCTGAAGGTACATTTAAGAAAAGTTTAACATCTATTTCAGGAACCGAATGGTGGACTGCCTATGTTACTGATAAAACTTCTGCTGCTTTAGAGGAAGGTAAAATGGTTCTTCCTGCAAATGGTAATCATGCTATAACTATTGCTGCACCAACTGGTAATACAAGTATGATTGTCTCAATAAATATAGCATTTTATTACTTTAATGCCGAATTAGTATAGGGAGATAGTATATAATGCCAGATATGATATTAGATGGAAAAGGTAAAGGATACAAAGCAAAGGTTGATAGTGACAATCGTTTACGAACATATTCAAAAAGTGCATCAATTCAACATGTTGTCAGTGAACATGAAGAACAAGCATATCAAATTATAGGTACAGCTACATTAAGTTCTGGTACTGTTACTGTATTACATATGAAAAATACATCATCAAATAGTAACATGGTAATTACATATTTGAGACATCAAGTTGTTGGTGCTACTGGTGGAACAAGTTTTCCTAATACATCTAATTATTTCACTGTTGGATTGACTAGAACATATGCAAGTGGTGGAAGTACAGCAACACCTGTAAATGTTTTCGGGGGAAGTGGTAATACAGCAGAAGTAACAGCATATCAAAGTGGACCAACATTAGCAGGAACAGCACAAGAAATTGATAGATGGTATACCAAATCAGATGGTGATATGAATACATTTAATAAAGAAGGTGCACTTATTATACCACCTAATCAAACAATGGAAGTATCATATGTTGGAGATAGAACAGGTGGAACAATATATGCAAGAATATCATTTATAATAGGGAGTTAAATTATGGGAATACAAATAGAGGGTGGATCAGGTAATGGTTATGCTGCTGCTGTTGATAGTGAAAATAGATTATTAGTAGCTTCAACAATGCAAACAAGAGAACATGAGATTAATCATCATAATGGACAATCATATAGTTATGGAGTATCAGTGACTCCTACTGGCGCAGGTGATTGTTTCTTATATTTGAAAAATAATAATGATGTTGATATGATAGTGTCTGAATTTATGTTGAGAGCAGCAACAAATGAAACCATTACTTTTAAGTTAGGTGATACTGGAACTCCTATAGGTGGATCAACTGGAACACCTGTAAATAGAAATGCTGGAAGTGGTAATGAAGCTGATGTAACTGCATTGTATGGTGTTGATATTACAGGACTTGCTGGTGGTAGTGCAGTTATGTCTATGTATTTGAATGGCGGTGATACAAGTGTTAGAATTGCACCATTATCAGGTTTCATAATTCCTAAAAATAAAACTATTACAGGTTATGTAACTACAGGTGGTATTGCTGTTATGATAGGAATGGGAATCTCATTTCATAGGTTGATTTAATAATGATAAAATCACATATAATTGATCCATCAACTGGAATTGGAGCCGTTGTTGATCATGGTTCAACCGATCATGAACCTCATGGATTAGTAGTAGCTACCAGACCATTGAAATCATATAAAAATGAGATTAAATTCTTTACAAGTGATGTATATGGTACTGATATGAATCAAAATGCTGCTGCCGGAGGTACACCGGATAAGATTCATGATGGAATAGATTCAAGTTTATGGACTGCATCTGATATTGTTGGTGGTGGCAAAACTACTTTCAATAGTAGTGATCGAAGTTATGAAGATGATCAAAGTATCAAGGTTGATAATTCTCCTGTAAATGATGTATTTCAATTAGCTAAAGGTAGTGATGTAAATTGTAGTAATTATGTAAGTTTGACTATGTGGATAAATGTTGATAAGGATTGGAAAAATGGTGATAGTATATCAATTTATGGTTGGGATACTGATACTAATACTCAAGTCGGAACTACTGCATATTTACAAGATTATTTCTCTTGGAATACATTTGACACATGGCATCAAATACTTATACCATTAACAGATTTTGGTGACTTATACGCAAGTACAATACTTGATGCCTTTAGAATACGAATAATTGCCGCTGAAGCTAAATCTCCTAAATTCTATTTAGATACTATTCAATTAGAACAAACAGGAACACCTATTAAATTCTCTATACAACCTAATCTCGGTACATGGCTTCATATTTATTCATATACCATATCTTTTGCGGATGCTTATGACAGCACATTAGGAAATGCTTCAATGCCAAAAATACCTTATGATAGTTTTCTTGATGTTTCATTGACCTCTGGTATTATTTATAGAAGAGTGATAAGTAATAAAACTATTTTTAGTGTTAATATTTTAAATTTGTTAGATTTTTTACAATTACCTAATACAAGCATAACAGGTAGTGGTAGTGATGGTACAAACACATGGGTTACATTAGAAGCTGTTCATACAGAACCTTTATTATTAAAAGGTGAAGATGAAGATGAGATAAGTTTTTTAGTAACTGATAATTTGAGTGGATTATTGAGATTAAGAATATCAGCAGGATGTAAATTAGAATATAGAAATGGAAGTTTAAACTGACTACATTAATATAAAGGAAATTTAAATGCAATTCATACAAAAAAGGAATAGAAGAACAAAAGAAGAAATTAATGAATTGAAAAAACATCAACTACTATGTAATTGTGGTTGTGGTGAATATGTTAAATGGAATAAACATAAAAATAAGTGGAATGTATATATTAGAGGACATAATGTAGTTATAGTCAAACATACAGATAAATCAAAAGAAAAGATGAGTATTGGTCGTAAAGGAAAAACTATAGGAAAAAATCATCCTCAATGGAAAGGTGGTTATAATAAGAAAGATATTCCAATGTATAATACATTTGCACACCAAATAGAATGGACAGAAGAAGTTAGAAGAAGTGAACAGGACTCAAATATACTTGAAGTAAAATGTTTCAAATGTAATGAATGGTATATTCCTTCTTTGAATAATGTAAATGGTAGAATACAACATATCAAAGGTAATTATAATAGTGAATCTCATTTTTATTGTTCCAAGAAATGTAAAAACTCTTGCTCAATATTTGGTAAAACACCCGAAACACTTATAAAGGAAGATGCAATAAGAGCAGGAAGATTACCTTGGCTAGAACTAACAAGAGAAGTACAATCAGAATTAAGGAAATTGGTGTTGGAAAGGGATGGATATAAATGTGTTAAATGTGGTTCGGAAGAGCCTTTACATTGTCACCACATTTATCCAGTTTCGACCAATCCATTAGAATCAACAGATATTGATAATTGTATCACACTTTGCATAGATTGTCATAAAAAAGTGCACCAAAAAGATGGATGCCAATATAACCAATTAAATATTTGTATAGAATAGGGAATAATCAATGCAATTTATTAAAGGTAAAAACATACCAATTTCGATCCAACTTATTAAGTCCGATAATACATATGATGAAGATGCTACAGTTACATATGACATATATGAATCCGACCTAACAACTTGTTCTGTATCAGCACAAACAGCCACTTGGAATGATACTTTCAATTGTTATTATGATGAATTGGATGTAAGTACTGATTGGACAGATCAAAGTATTGGTAATTATGTATTAAAGTGGAATATAAGTGATACTGACCTGTTTGCTACTAATTTAATTGAAGATTTTTCAGTATCCACAGATGCTTCTTCAGGTAGTGGATTGACTGCTGCGCAAGAAGCTAAGATTGATGCAATACAAACAGACCTTGATAATCCTGACCAGTATAAAGCAGATACAACCACATTAGCTACATCTGCTCAAGTAGTAACTGTTCAAGCAGATTTAGATAATCCTGATCAATATAAAGCAGATGTATCAAGTCTTGCTCCAAGTGGTGAATATAACACAAGGTTAAATACAATACAAGCAGACCTTGACAATCCTGATCAATATAAAGCAGATGTAAGTGGTTTACCTACTTCTGCGGAAATAACTGATGATGTCTGGGATGAAATAGCAAGTGACCATGATACTGAACTATCTACAGGATGGTTATTATCAAGTATATATAGTTCTTCCGTAACGGCAAGTACAGAAACAACCACAACATCTGGTGCTTTAGTAAGGACTGTTAATTTTGGTAATGGTAAGTCTAGTTTATCAACAGTTGGTTATACATTACTTAATGCTGATGGTGGGGAATATAGAGCAAGAACAGAAACAGGTGTATATACGATAGGAACAAGTGGTGGATGTTATGGTGCTAATATAACATTTGATGATGATTGGCATGGTTCCATATTGTGGGATACAGGAGATGATAATAGGGCATGGGCTAGTGAAGATTTTAATGGTAATGCGTTCAAGTTCATAACTGATATTAACACAGATGTTGAAAAGATATTAGGATTAGTACATGAGAACATTTATATGGACAACCCTGGATATGATAGTGATGATAATTTGACATCTCTGAGGGTAAGGATATATTCTGCTGCTGCAAGTGTGGGAACAACAGATGATGTTATTAGTACATATACTATAACTTCTGCTGGAGATGGTGCCGGTAAGTTTAGTTCTTGGCAACAGGTGGCATCATGACAACAGGCAGGGTAGTTGATAGGATATCCGATATAGAGATTGATGATAATGTTGATTTTGGCGGTTATACTATATCTAATGTTACTATTGAGGGTGCGGGTTCGGGAACCTCTGGAAGTTCCGGGACATCGGGTAGTTCTGGTAGTTCAGGAAGCAGTGGAACCTCCGGTACTTCAGGAACATCTGGTACAACAGGAACCTCTGGTAGTTCAGGAAGTTCAGGTACAAGCGGAACTTCTGGAACCAGTGGAACATCAGGAAGTTCCGGGACATCAGGAACCTCTGGAACTTCAGGAAGCAGTGGAACCTCTGGAAGTTCAGGAACATCATTTGTAGGTCTTTCAACTGTTGTAAATTCTTGGTCTGCTTCAGGTAGTGAACTATATTATGGAGATGTTAATACAGCATCCATAGGAACTCAATTCGTCCATTATCAATGTTATGATAATGATAATAATGAAGCTATCTTACCATATCAAGTAAGTGCTGTAAGTTCAACACTTTTAAGGGTTTGGATGCCAGTTGATACAGTTAGTATAAGAATTGTTATAGCCGATTAAAATATATAAATAAGGATATAATTTTATGGGGAGTATATGTATAGCCACAGGAGGGAAGTTTTGTGGACCATCAGGAAGTTCTAGTGGTGATACAACCACTATTGTAGGCGGTGCTGCGGGTGGTGGATTTACACAAGTGCAACCTAGAAAACCTTTAATAACAGTATCAAGAGTTAAATATCATAACGTGGGGCCTAAACGAGTTACAGTAATAGGAATACAGGAGAAATAATATGGCTTTAAAAATGAGTACCAATGAAAAAAAATCTATTAAGTTTGATATAGCAATTGCTGGTACTGATCTAGCAGAATTGAAAGGTAAATTGAAGATTAGACCTTTTCAAGCAAATATGTCAGAAGCAGAAGTGAAATCCATTGCTACTGTTAATAATATCGAATATGGTTTACCAGTTAAGATTAATACAGATAATACTGTAGAGGCTGTAATACCACCTTTGGATGAATTCATTAAAAAAGAACTAATGGATGGTAGTGTATTGAAAGCTAAATTAGAGATTATTGCTGGTGATACTTATATGGTTCCTTGGGAAGATACTATTAATGTTGAAGTACCTGTTGCGGTGGAAGCTACTGTTACTGAAACAACTACAATAGAAGAAAAGGAAAAGATGTCTATATCAGTTAAGAATATATTGGAAACTACAGTCAAAGAAGAACCTAAGAAGGTTGTTAAAGTTAAACCTAAATCAAAGTTTGGAATGACCTTGGAGGATTAACATGCGAATTGAAGAGAAAATAGATAAACATTTAGATGAGGTAATAGTCAATGTCTTAAAGAATTTCCATTGGACAAAAGTCAATTTAATAATGGAGATTGATAAGTTTAAAAAGTCAATACAATCATACATTAAATCTGAAGATAAAAAAATATCATATAAATTGGATCAAGCCATTTTAAATGCCGAAGCAGCAGTATATAATATTGAAACTGAATTAACAAAATTTATGAAACAGAAGAGGTAATATGAACATTTTAGATAAAATTAATGAAATAGAAGCAATAGAGCATAGACTTGATGAGTCAGGTCTCCGCAATATAACTAAGTTAGCTAAAGAATATAAAAAGGCTGAAATCTATTTCCACAAAGACCTTGATGGCATAACCTCTGCTATAGGTATGAAAACCTATCTAAGAAATTATGGTATTAAGACCATTGCAGCTCATCCCATACAATATGGTGGTGAAGAGTATGCTGTACCCAAGCCTAAAAATAAAGTTTTAGCTGTATTGGTTGATTTCGCACACGGGAAGCCAGTAATGAATATTCATACTGATCACCATGAAGGTCAGATAGGTGTTGAAAAAGGTACCTCAACCTCATTCGTTAAGACACCATCCAATGCTGCTTATATATCACAAGTATTATCACCCTCCGACCTATTTCCTCCAAAGGATGCTAAGATTATATCAACAGTTGATTCCGCTGATTTTGGTTCACAAGGCTTAACACCTGATGATATAATGAGGGCTGTATTCAAGGTTGATAAGAGGAAGAGTGGTAAGGTTAATCATCAAATGATGGGGTTTGCCACCAATAAGTTAGTATTAGCACATAAGAATAAAAAAGGTTTCCTTGAACAATTAGTAATGCAAGCAAAGCCTTCTTTAATGTCTATATATAATACAACTATTAAATTGGCTGAAAAGTCTGGTTATAGACCACCAGAACAATTAGAGATAGAACAAGGAAAATATACTGAACAAGTCAAAGGTAAGATATTAAAGCAAGGAGGACCCAAGGATGTATATAAATTAAAAAGTGGTTCTTCAACTCTTATAGGTACCACTATTGTTCAATATGGTGGAGGAGCAATGGGTAGAGGAAATCTTTATGATAGATATACACCATTTAAAAACCATCCAACTTCCGACTTCTATACAATAGTTTGGCCTATGGGTTTAGTTCAATTAAGTAAAAATCCCTTTAAAGGTAAGAACCCCTACCATTTAGGTGATATAGTAATGAAGAAAGTTATGCCTAAATTCAAAGGTAAGATGAAGAAAATTAATGTAACACTGGATTACATCAAGTGGACCTTTGAGAATGATAAGTCTTTTGATAAGGATTCAATGGGATTTACCTTCAAGGATCTCCTTGCATTATTTAAGGGTAAACTGAAAGGACTTGATGGTAGTGATAAGTGGCAAGGTATGATTGAAGATATAACTAATAAACCATATAAATACTTATCAAAGAAACAGAAGGCAATACTGAAGAAGGTAAGTATCAATTTATGGGATTTAGTGATGAGTCAATCAGGTGGTCATAAAGATATAACTAATGTGAGTGGATTGAACTTTTATGGTAAAGGATTCACTGATTTCATGCGAGACATTCAATATGAAATAGTTAAACAAATGATGGATAAGGAATTGGAGGATTAATAAAATGGATATTAATGAAAAGATTGATAAGTATTTGGTTAGTGAAGGTAAAGATAAGGGTGGTTTAGGTATCATCAAAAGAACTGCTATAAAACTTTTAGTAAAAGCTGTTGTAAAAGGCGGAAAAGAATATGGACATAGCAGTGAAGTAATTCGTACAGATTTAGCTAATACATTCTTTGGCAATTCAAATGATCCAAAAAGAATTGAAGCAAAGAAATGGGTTGAAGGAGTATTAGATAAAGAATTAAAAGGCTGGAAATAAATGAGATTCCAACACTACCTACTAGAGAAGAAAGACCATATTATAAAGAGATTAAAGAATCTTTCCAAGGAAGAGAAAGATATCCTTATGCCTCTATTCTCCTCTAATAATCCCAAACTTGAAGCGATGATTGATTGGAATAATAAAAAACTTACTTTTAGTGATTTCAAGTCAGTATTAGATTATCGTTCTAAAAGGTCTATAAGTAAAGGTGTTAAAAAGCAAGGCATCAAAGGACTCAAGAAAAATAAGGATTATATAGAATTGAAAAATGTTTCAAAAAATTATAACGCTTATATACCTTTATCTTGGGAAGCATCAAAATTCATAGCATCAAAGGATATAGGTGGATGTGAAGGTAGATGGTGCACAGCCTACCAAAAAGACCAACAATATTGGGATGATTATGTATTAGATAGAGGCGTAACCCTTATATATCTTATAGGTACTGATACCAAATATGCTGTTGCTGTATATCCTGATGCAAGTGGTATGTATGAAATGTTTGATTCTAATGATAAAGCTGTTAATGATATACCAGACCTTAATATCAATAAATTAAATAATAGTAAAATGGAAAGGTTATATAGTGAAATACATAAAAAACATTTTGGTCGTAAACCTTCATTTGTTGATAAAGCAAAAACCATTGATGCGGTATATGATGTCGCTAATGATGAATTCGTAAAATGGCAAGATGGTATATGGCGTGATGGTGTATGGCTAGATGGAATGTGGATGAATGGTGTATGGCATAAAGGAACATGGATGAATGGAGTCTGGCAAGATGGTGTATGGAAAGATGGTCAATGGATACGAGGAATATGGAACAATGGTAGATGGCGTAATGGTAATTGGTTAAATGGTGAATGGAATGATGGTGAGTGGGAAGATGGTGAACATTTTCAAGGTATCTGGCATGATGGCACTTGGGATGAAGGTATCTGGCATAATGGTACATGGGTGAATGGTAATTGGTATTATGGTGTTTGGAAAGATGGCATCTGGCAAGATGGTCAATGGGATAATGGTTTATGGCATAATGGAACATGGGAAAAAGGTGAATGGTTTGATGGTGAGTGGAAAGATGGTGAGTGGAAAGATGGAATCTGGTGGGATGGAACATTTGAAGATGGAACCTTTAAAGGTGGTGTTTGGAAGGATGGAAGATGGGAAGGTGGGGTTTTTGATGGTGGACTCTGGCAAGGTGGTAAATGGATATTAGGCAAATGGAAAGGTGGTCGTGATAGAAAGGGTAATTTCCATGATGAAGGAGATTCACCTGACTTGTGGGATGATATATAAGGAGAAACTAATGAAAATACCAAAATCTGTAGGGTTAGAAATAATGAATGGTTTAAGATCAATAGATCCACAATGTTTTGATAGATGGAATGCAAAGGATGTTGCTGCTTTAGGCAAAAGTTTACAGTTTAATATAAATAACACTAAGGTAATTATCACTCAATTGAAAGAGGATAATTATAATGTTAAATATAATAAGAAAACTAAAAAGAATATTATGTTTAAAGAGATTATACCAACAATAGATATTCTTAAAGGGGAATGATACAATGAGATTACAAGATTTTATGAATGAAATGGATATGACGGATGATGAGAAGAAGAAGGTTAAAGCAGAAGATGCTACTCGTAAGAAATCCAAGGTTGTATTAAAAAAGGAATTAATCAAATTAGACGATCATATGGATACCTTCGTTGAAATGATTGAATCTGAGATTGATAAAATAGAAGATAATCCTTCATTTCAATATAAAATCGGTCTTATGCTTGCTAATATGGAGAAAGAACAAGGTGAATATGTATTAGCTCTTAGACAAATAGTTCAGGTTATAGGTAAGAAAGCAAGTATTATTCCTCAAACAAGAGCGCATGCTAAAGGGCAACCTTTTGATGAGAAACCAGAGGAAGCAAAAGATGGTGATGAAGAAGATGTAAGGGATGTAGTGGATACTGAACAAGATAAAAAGAAGGAGGAAGAACTTGAAAAGTAAACTGGGTAAATATATATTAGATGAAGAAAGGAATGTTAGTTCTGATGTAGCCTCCATTAAAAAGATGGTTAAAGGTTATATGGTTAAAACCAAGAAACTTCGTGCTGATCTTTTTGATACAATAGGTAAAAAGGCTATAAGTATGTCTAATGATATAACTGAAAATGAAATGGAAGATGTTAAATATCAGATTTACTATTGGGTTCAAAAAATGGGTGAAGAAAGTTTAGGTCATAATATTGAAATTATTATTGACGCTATTATTGAAAAAAAATACTAAATGAGATACATAGTAACATTCATTTTATATTGCTTATATCTATTTTCTTTAATTATGTCCTAGTTCTTAATACCTAATTCAACCGTAGTAGACAGTATATCCATCATATAACTATTATTGTGTGCTCCTAGATAACTCTGGAGAGCACCTTTAATGGTTTTCTTTTTGTCCAAATACTCCCTCAATATCTGACATCCAATACTAACATTCACATCAATATGATATAATTCACTGTGTTTATATCCTTTTATCTTCTCTGGATGTGATTTAGGATTGATTTGCATTAATCCAACACAAAGAGCTTTACTTGTTACAATTGGTCTGAAACCACTCTCTTTATTCATCAATGCTAGTACTAATGGTATAGACAAGCTATATTGCTTAGAATACTTCTCTACTGAACTAGCAATAATTCCAGCTACTTGCTTATCTACTTTAGGATTCAGTCCCATTATCATAGATACTGTTTCACTTGATTTAGGTAATTGTTTAACTTCAACTACCTTCTCAACCTCTTTAACTTCTTCAATCTTTACCACTTCATCTACTATTACTTTTTCTGGTTGTTGTGAATCACTATAGATTAAACCTATAGCACTAAGTAATCCCATAATAATTAATATAATTATTGCTACTTTATATGTATTATCTATCATTATTCTCCTTTATACTATTGGCTTCATGATGTAATGATGGTATAAAATCATATACCATTATATCTATAAACCTTTCCATTGAATATGTTTTAAGTAAAAACTCTATTTCAGTTTTCATAACTTTATCCATTGGAAGTTTATTGTTTATACAATCCCTTATAAAATTACTATAAACTGATTTCTCCGGCTTCTCTTTGTCCATCTTCATATCCATTATTATATCCATCTTCTCGTCCTTCCTCATATCCCTCTACCTTGCCATTATTAAATATTCCATCTTGACTCTCTTCCAAGCCATTTTGATATCCTTGATCTAATCCTGATTCATAACCATTATTAAAGCCTTCTTCTCTTCCTTCCTCTAAACCCTCATCATATGCAGCATCTTGTCCGGCTTCATTATTTTCATCATATCTTTCCTCTTCCATTAATTTCTTATAGCCAGCATCAATGCCCTCTTCATATCCAGCATGATAATACTCATCATATAAGGTTAATAAACTCTCAATTTTAAGTTCATTTCCATTACATAATAAATGAAACATTTTTCTCAAGTTATCATTATCCATTGTTCAATATCCTTAATGCTTTTTCAGTTAAAACTCTCCATCCATCAGTTCTTTTATGATATATAACAAGATGCTCATAACCTTCTGGTTTTCTAATTTTATATTCATAAATATCATTAGTCTCTAATCCAGTATTATGGATCCAGATTTCATCATCAATACTTCTATAATTAACAAACGGTTTAATAACTAACATTAGATTAACCTTCCTATAATACCATCACATAGACCAAACTCAATAGCCTGTTCAGGTCTTATATAAAAATCCCTATCAATAAACTTTTTAATCTCTTCAACTGTAAGTTCACTTCTATTTGAAATTTCCTTAATCATTTCTTTTTGAAGATATCTCATTTCATCCACTTGTGTATCAACATCTTTAACAGTTCCACCAGCAGCACCACTTACTTGATGCATCATAAGACTTGAATGTTTAGTCATATATCGTTTACCTGGTGTACCACAAGTAAAAATGAATTGCGCAGCAGACATTGCGGTACCTAAACAAACAGTTCTAATAGGTGCATGCATAATATCCATCATATCAGTAATGGCAAACATAGAATAGATTTCACCGCCCATACAGTTGATGATTATAGTGATTTCATCCAAAGGATCATTATTCTGTAACTCAAGTAATCGTTCAATAATATCCTTTGCTTTTTCTTCCTCAATGAATCCACTCAAGTAGATAAATCTATCCTTATCATTCGTTGAAAGATTATTATCCTTACCTTTATCCTTATCCAATGCCAGTAGAACATCACTCTTTTTCATGTATTATTTCCTTTCACAATGGTTTATTTGTCCTTTATTATAACACATTAATATCCATATGTAAACATTCTATGAAAAGAATAGTCCCAGTACTTCCTCTGATTCCATTGATAACATATACATTTTATTCATGGGTTCTAATAGTATGCCAACCTTATTCAAAAAGAATTTGTCAATCATTTTACTCATATCCACTTGTATGACATCTTCAAACTCTTTAGGCCATTTGTAAAAGGAAATTGTTTCCATGTTATATGGATTAGGCTTTATATACACTACCTTTACCTTGGCACCTTCAGTTATTTCTTCATATTTATCTTCTATGTCTAATGTCTTTAACAGTTTCGTATAATTGATAACACCTTTAACATGCCATGGTGTACCTTTAATAGCGTTTCCATCCTTAGATATCCATTTGTAAATATTTGATACACCTATATTAGCGGCTAGATCCATTGGATGTACCTTCATCAATTCCTTCTTATATTTACCAATCTTCTTTTGTATATCATCCTCAGGTAAGTCCTTTAGAATCATATACATAATATCCTTTAAACGATGTCTAATTGCTTCACTACTATCACCCCTTACTACCTCCAAGCCAGTTATAGAAATCTTATCAACATAATCCCCTTCAATCCATAATGATCTTGTGCAATATTTCTTCTTTGCTACAAATAACCCTGACTTGGCAATCTTCTCCTTAGCAAACTTTATACGAAAATCCTCTACGATTGAGTTATACATTTCTAATTGAACAGTATTATAAGTCTCTTCATTTATATAGTGTAATACTCTATCAGAGGTTTCTTTAATCAATTCAATCTTACCAGCATCATCCTTATCTTTCCATTCTTCTGATACATCATTCATCCATTCATCAACTGCAATATAACAACTATCAGTATCACCATATATAACATAATCCTTATCAGTACCAGCAGACTCATTCATTAATTCATTAGTGTATTTCACACCAGATTTAATAGTATATCTGCCACAACTTGTTATTGCTTCTGCTATATCAACATTAAAATACCTGGAATAGGGAACTGCCGTTATACCAAAGACCGCATTTAATAGAATCTTTAATGCCCATTGAAATGTATGATATCGTTGCTTTTCCTCTCCCTCTGATTGACTTTTTAATTTCTTAATCTCAATTCGTTTCTCAAATATATTTCTCTCAACAGTTGATATAACACCATTTTTACCATTAATGAATAATGTACCACAAGGAGCAATAGAAAATAATTTCCTTTTCATTGCTTTATTAAAACCTTCTAAACTCTTACCCTTTATATTAACAGGGCCAGTATTCTTTAACAGTCTAAAAGGTGGATATTCTTGGGTTTTCATACATTCAATAATTCTATCTTCTGTTAAGTTCATTATCCTACCGTAGTAGGTCTCCGTACTCATATTTAATGTGATGATATGACTAGGATATGAACTTTGAATATCAACAGAAAATAACCACTTCCACATTCCTTTTTGTGGTTCCTTTACATATGCAGCTTCAAATTTCTCTTGTGTACCCCCTATCAGTTGGGGAGCACATAAATTATTCCTTCTGTAATGAACTAATAGTAACCCTTCTATTAAATTAGTCATTGTATTGTAATAACGCATGGGAACTCTTGTTAATAATGAGATTGATTGGATAAGTCTAATATATCCTAGCTTTATACCCAGGTCATGTACCCTCTTACAATCTATTATATTATAATCAACATACTTATCCCAATTAGTGTAATATAATTCCCTTAAATCCTCCGCATCCTCTGAATAATCTAACTTTCCTTCACCCAATTCAAACTGTGAAACATATTCTAAACTGTATCGTTCAAGATTGTTAGGGCTATACCACTTATATATATCCATATAGTCAAGTATAACAACACCTGCTATATCAACATTTAAACTATTATCCTTTTTACTGTTCCAGGTTCTTACGATATTGATAGGTGATAAACCCTTGTAATACTTACCTTTATTAATCTTCTTATCCCGATTAATCAAGTATGGTATATCAAATCCCCATACATTCCATCCAGAAAAGACATCAGGTGGATACTTGTTCATATAACTAAAGAACTTTCTTAATAATTCCTTTTCATCTTTACATTGTATGTATATGGTGTCACTATCACCATTGTATTCCTTCTCTCCAAATGTTATGTTTTTACTGTTAAGACTGTTCCTTATTGTTATTAAACATACAGGATGTTCAGCCAAATAAGCATGAGGAAACCCCTTCTCACTATGAACTTCGATATCTATATAATATATTTTAAGTTTAGGGGTGGGTATGTCCTTATCGGGAATGTCATGATATTTCTCAGTAAGGTATTGTATTTCAGGTCTTACCTTATCTTCTAATATATTATCATGGAAATTCTTACAGAAACCATAGTAATCATTATAGTTAGGAAATTCTCTTTTTGTGGCTGACTTTCCTTCTATGGTATGAACTTTACCTGTGGGTGCCTCAATATACACATAAGGAGTCCAAGGAGTTTTAGTGTGGTAATTCTCATTATCCTTCTGACCCCAAATATGCATAATGGAGTTCTTGGATTCGTAAAATGAATTTATAAACAATCTATAGCCTCCTTATAGTGGTTCCTTAAACAAAGTATCTATATCATTATAACATACTTGTGGTGAGTTGTCTATCCAATTCTTATGAAAATGGTATGTATCACCAGATGATCTTATAAATATTTCCATGTAACCAACTGGACCATTTCCGAGGATTTCCACTTCATGTTCTTCTCCATTAAATAACCAAAGCATTTCATTAATTATACCATAATCCTGACCTTTAAAAACCAAAATACCAGAATACTCTTCTCGTATACCTAATTCCTTTTTCAATGCTTTAATTGTTTTAAATCTCATTTTCATAGTGGTTCCTTAAACATATTATCAATCTCAGTATAACATATAGGTATGGAATTGTCTATCCACTTTTTATGGATTTGCCATTCATCTTTATTTCGTGTTTTATCATGTCTTATAAGTATATACCAAGAGTTTCCTCTATCGTCAGCTTCAACATATCTTTCTTTACCATCAAACATCCAATACATTTCATTAACAATACCTATACCATTACAATTTTTCAGTCTCATTCCCCAACCATGAACAGAACAGTCAAATTCCTTCTTCAATGCTTCTATGGTTTTCAGTCTTAATTTCATTACACAACCTCAAACCTCACATTATTCTTAGCCCATAACTTTTTAATGAATTTTTTCTCCTCATTACTTGTGCTAGCATTTAGAATTCTCTTATCCTTACTTGTATCAATAAATAAAGAGATTGTGAAATCATATAGATTACTATAGACTTGAGATTGACCAATGGATTCCCTTAGACTTGAACCCTTACTACCCCTCTTAATTTCAATAGCAATACTTAACCCTTTGAATTCCACAACAAAATCGGGTCTATGGTTAGTGCCCATAAACAGTCTATTAGATACAGTGGTATTAACATTACCCTCCCATAACAAACTTTCTTTAGCATTTTTTCTTGCAGTTTTATCACTAATATCACTATGCTTTTTATATAAATTTGTAACAGTATCCAGTAAATGAGGATACAAAAATTGTTTGATCTTATCTTCCTTCTGATTTCTGTAATCAATTGTATTATAAATATCATTATGTTTAAGTGTTGCTATGATTGAGTTTAAAATATTCTCTCTTTTCAATCCTTTTGATTTCATCGACCTACCTCCCTTAAATACATTTCTTTACATTCTTCCCAGGATTTACCAATCATATCATTATAAAATAGGGTATTTTTATTATATTTACCCTCCTTCAACATCTTAGTTATTCGTTTCTTAGCATATTTCTCCTTCCATATATCAGTCAATGCTTCCACACTATTATCAAATCTCTTTATAAGTTTATTTTCTTCAATCTCCTCTCTAAGGAATTCATTGGTATTCTCATATAACCTACAAAAGTATATACCTCTTTGGTGACTAGTTGATATATATTCCTTAGGTATCTTCATTTGACTATATGTGAATGATAAAGCTCTTTGTTTATAATCTCTCTTTAAAGGCATACTACCTTTTTCTAAACCTTTCTTACGGGTTGCAACCCACCATTCCCAATACTTACGAGGGTGTTTATATCTCATCCAATCTTTAATCAGTTGGACAGTTTTTTTGGAAGGTTCAAACCTAATGGAACCCGCCGAGTGTCCCCTTTTATTCCAATAACTTAAATTTTGATATTGTGAAAATGAACTATATAAACTTGTTGTGGTTATACCTGCTATTATATTTCCATATTTCTTTTTGTATTGTTCCTCAATAACATTTGAAATAGCCAACAATGCCAATAGTTTACCTCCAACAAAATTAAATCCTAATGGTTGTGTTGGCACTATTGTTGATCCTATACAAGTATATTTTAATCGTCCACCATCAGTTCGTTGTTCTCTTGTCCATCCAATATACTTATCCCTTACAGTTAAATCAAGAAAATCTCCTGTAATACAAACAAGACCTAAGAATTTCCCAGTAATTTTATCCTTTACTATAAAAAACATATTTCTGCCAATGTTAGGATTATTACGCTGGGTATGTATAAACACTCTTAAAGTATTCCAAGTCTTAACAAGTGATGGTTCATTAGCTAATATGAGTTCAGGTTCCAATTTCAGATAATCTTCAGGGGATTCAGGTATCCATATATTATTCTTTAACTCATTTAACTTAGGATAATAATTAGTGTTATCACCCTGAAAGAAAAGATTAGTGTTATCAACAATAGGATATTTTATTTTTAATTCATTATACTTCTGCCATAATGTGTATTCTTTAACATCCATTTGAGAAAGTATCTTTAATTCCTCTATTATAGTATATTTGACCTTATCATCATCTATATTAGAGAATTCTTGATCTAATATCCATTTCTTATAATCATGATCTTGTTCCTCTATACTAGGTATTCTTTCACTCATCACCAATATCCTTTCGTAACTTCATTAACATTTTACCTAACTTATTCTCTCCATCCCAATCCTTACCTCTGCCCCAATAAGAATCCCAAGGACTATCCTCTATAAGTTCAGCAGGATCAGTATCCAATAAATATTTCTTTAATTCCATATTCTGTGTAAACTTAGCATGTAACCCTTTCCACATATATACTAATCTTCTATCTTCCCAATCCACTCTTGGCACTTCAATATCTCTACCCATTATTTTTGCATCTTTAGGTGTATCAGCCATTAAGATATCCATTCGTTCATAGGAATCTTCACTTTTTTGTGATTGATAATAATGTTCAACTGTTGGATAAATGAATGTACCTATACGAAAATCAGATTCATAAAAATTAGATAATGGATGCTTATATCCATGGAACTTTATTTGTTTTAACTCCTTTCCTATCATGTTATACTCTCCTATTATACTATATAATCACTAATATGTAAATATTATTTACCAGAACTTCCAAACCCTCCAGTCCCTCGTTCAGTAGTCATATTCACCAATCCTTCTTTTAATGTGATATCCTCTGTTTTCTTAATAACCATCTGTGCTAGTCTATCACCCCTTTGAAATCTCATTTGTTCTACTCCAAAGTTATAAAAGGGTGCCATTATATGACCTCTATAATCACAATCAATGGTACCTGTTCCTAATGACATCATAGTATTATATTTCCATACCACACTTGAACGATTCCTTACTTGTATCTCATATCCAGGTTTAATCTCTATTATTAATCCAAAGTCAATTCTCTTCATTTCACCAGGATTTAATACAAAATCAATAGGTGTATGTAAGTCATACCCAACATCATTCTTATGTGCTTTGGTTGGTAATATAGCATTATCTAAGGATTTTGAAACATTAAAGGAATCTATGGATAGTTTTTCATTAAGTATATCAATGGCATCCTTAACCGCATTATCATCAGGAAAATTGAAACTTGAATTAAATTGAATATCTTCTTTCAATATATTATAGGCAAATCTAACTCTATCCCAAAAACTCCGAAACTCTAATGTTGTATCAAATTCCATATCAGGTTCATTCTCATTACTACTAAACATTATTTCTGTATCTTGTATTTTCATTAAAATGGATTTCCTCCTTCTCCACGATATGTATTTATTCTACCAAAATGTCTATAATTATCATCACATTTATCTAATCCTTCCTTTACAAATCTTTGACAGGTTGGACATATATAATGCTTAGTTGGATTCTGTCTTAACCCATCAAGGTGTCTCAATAAGGCTAATTCCAAATCCATTGAATAAACCTTATTATGTATCAGTATATCTCTAATTGTTGCCATTTCACTCCTCCTTAACTTACTACTAAATGTATACCAAGTGTGAAAATACCTGCACCTGCTATTCCGACCAGAACTATTGGTTTAACAATAATCACCATAAACAAAACATATGACATAAGTAATATAAATGGTATTAATATACACCATCCTAATATCTTCCTCCAATTAAGAACCATTCCTATTCCTCCTATTATTATCAGGAGCTTCAAAGAAGTTCCTTTCATCACCTGTTATAACTGCATCATTTAACCATACATCCATTTCACTTTCATCATACATCTTTAAGGTTCTGCTATCATAATACATAGTAAAGTTCTCCCCTACCCTACCTCCTAATCTGTTTTTCACAATCTTTCCACATAGTTCACTTTCATACACCATATCATCATCATTAGTTCCTAAAATTGACATAAAATCGGATGTTGCTGCTAGTCCCAATGATTCCGCAATATATGTGAAGTCCAGTTCTGCAAATCCTACAAATGAACCTTCTCTGTTCAATTGACTTACTGATACAACAGGCACTTCAAACTCAAATGACAATGATCTTAATTCCTCACTAATTCTCTTAATAGATGAATACATACCCTCACCTGTTTTGGATGCTGCCTTCATAAGGTTAATATAATCAGCCATTAATATATCGGGCTTTACACCTCTTATCTCTAATTCCCTTAGGTATGTCTTAAACTCACGCACTGAAGCGTCCCCCGTGGGGAATTGTTTAATAAATAGTTCTCCTCTATTCTCATTCTTCTTTATCTCTATAAGGTTTTTCATCAATCTTCTTTTATTTTCATCTGACATATACATTCGATTGATATCCATAAGGGATAAAATACTATCAAATCGTTGAGCAAATGCGTCCTGTGCCATTTCTAGTGTCATTAATACAACATTTTTACCATGCATCACCTGTCTTGCTGCTATATTAGCAAGTGTATTACTCTTAAACCCATGAATCCTTGCCACTAATACTGAAAGTGTAAAGGGTGGGAAACCCCCAGCAATAAATTCATCAAACACAGGAAAGTATGTGGGAACCCTTATGGTACTTGTTGTAAATACTCTTCTTAATCTTTCACCTAAATCTTCAAAATATTTCAATCCAAGATCAACCTTCAAATCCTTTGATAGGGCTGCCTCTATCTTTTCCCTAATGGCTTCAGGATCAGATTTTTGATCAATGATATCAACTGATGAGATGATTGCTTTTTTAATTGCTTGTTCTTTAAGATATTTGTTAGTTTCAGTGAATAGATAATCATAAGATTTAGTTATATCAAAATCAACAGCATGGACATCGGAGAAGAAATCTTTTATTTCCTGTCTATCATTCTCTTTCATAGTGTTGATAATTGCTTGTTCCTCTGGTATACTGTTATACTCTTCTAAATAACCTGCTGTATATTCAAATATAGAGGATGCGGAGGAATTGTCAAAATATTCAGGTTCAAATACAGAGGATACAATGGCAAGGTACCTTTTATCTATTAACATTCCTTTGATTATTAATTTCTCAAGGAAATCACTATCTAATCTTTCTGTCATAATGTAAATAATTCCTCTATATCGTTATTGTTTAACAATCTAATATCCCCCTTTTCTACCATTTTACCATGCAACCAGTATGATTCCCCACCAACACCATTTGAAACTGCCGGACCATCAGTTCTATGAAGTTCTCCTTCTTTATCAAAATAATAATCAAAACCATTAACACTTACATGTCTTTCACCACTCATACATAATACTGATCCTGCTAGTTCTTGACTCATTATTCCTTCCTTTTATAATCTGGACATACCACAATCTCAGCAAAATGACTTTGTTTACATTTGTTTGCACATAACCTACACTTTTTACAATAGTCGTGCCACCAGTAATTATCCCATTCATCCTCATCCAGATAAGCAGGTTTACTTAATATATAAATACTTTGTAATCCTGTTTTCTTCAATAATAACTTGGCTAAGGATGGTTTAAATTTATTTTTCTTTATATATTGTGTAAGGGATATATAGGAACTAACATCCTTAACATCGGATAGTTTCTTAACATCCTGATAAGGTGTAAACTTATATCCTTTGATCTTACCAACCATCCACTTACCATTCTCCTTGACAACCACATAATTCTCAAATTTCATAATAAACTCCTTTCAATAGATAGTATCATTATATCACAGGAACTTGGAAATGTAAATATGTTTACTTTTTATATTTAGTATGATAGAATAATAGAAACAAAGGGAGGTTCAAATGAAAGAAAATTGGAAGATTGGCGGTATTATGAATGCTTCGTCAATTATAGAGATTGACAATTTATTAAATAAATTTGGCTATCAGGATAGAATACAGTTTGGTATATATGATAGTAATTATATGCTTAAATGGAGTGGTGGTAGATCAATGTTAGATATGCCTCCTCTTTTAGAGCCTTATAAATTCGTGGATTATATAACAGCATTGAACATGAGGGGTATATCTTTTTATTTTACATTCTCTAATCATGAAATAGACATTAACGATGAGGATGGAAATTTCATATTAGATAAATTCCATAATGATTTAAACGGTGTAATTATACTGAATGATACCTTTGCTGAATATGTAAGGGAAAAATATCCAAAATATAAACGGGTTCTTTCTTGTACCCACTATAATACAAATGTTGATTATTATTTAAAACGTAAAAACTTATATGATGTAATGGTACTATTGGCTGAATGGAACTATAATGAAGATGTTATTAAACAAATAGGACCTGAAAAACTTGAAATATTTGCCAACGAAAAGTGCTTACATGATTGTCAATTCAGAAGTGAACATTACAAAAGGGTCAGTGAAGCCAATAGAAATTATTGGGTTAAAAATACCAATTTCTATCAAGATATGGGTAAACTTTGGTGTGAGGAGCAATTACATAAAAGGGTTATAAATATGTTACCACCAAAAGATTTTCTAAAACATACAACATCATTAGAGATTAGTAATAAACATATAGAATATTTAAAAACATTAGGTATTAATAACTTTAAAATCACGTCCCGTCAACAACCAGATACACCAGATTATGATGTTCTACATTATATTGTTGAAAGAATAGGAGGAGAGGAACTTAAAGAATCTGTTGTTAAGGCTATGAAACATGGTTTTAGTTGGATAGATAATGAAAAATCATCCTTTATAGAAGCATATGAGTTAATAAATAGACAATATACAAAACTATAAGGAAACTGTATGACTGAACGTGAGATAATACAAGAAAAATTGATGGAAGAACACCCAATCCTAGAAATGGTTTCCTTTAACGAGTTGGATTTACAGGAGAAATTGAAGGATAATACTTTCCTTACACTCAAATACCAAGACTTATATAACATGGAAAGAATGTTATATGAGGAAATGGAGGAGAAAATGGAAGCATTGATGGGTAAGAGGTATGACCATTTTAGGTTTGAACAGGATAAAGCATTGACGAAAACTGAAATTGAGAAATATTATTTACCAAAGGATCCATATATTAAGAAGATGCGACAGTTAATGAGGAATCAAATGATTAGAGTGGAGTTTTTTGAAATGTGCTTCAAAGGATTGAAGGATGTTAAATGGAACATGAAAGAGTTTGGACAAAACGAAAGGATGGGGTTATAATGATACATTTCGTGTATGAAACCACTAATTTAATAAACGGTAAAAAATATATTGGTAAGCATTCTACCACTAATATTGACGATGGATATTTAGGATCCGGAAAGATATTACTTGAGGATATCAAAATGTATGGTAGAAAAAATTTCGGTAGAAAGATACTTATTATTGTTGGTAGTGAAGAAGAGTCCTATAGATATGAAAATAAATTAATAACCAACCATATAATACAAAGTAAAAAATATTATAATTTAACAGTTGGAGGTCAAGGATTTAACAGTGATGATTTAAAGAAACAATGGAAAGATCCTGAATTTAAAAAGAAGATGTCTAAAGCAAACAGTAAAAGTATTAAAAGGACATGGGAAAACGATGAATATAGAAAAATAAAAACCGTGCAATCAAAAAACCAAATGGAAAAACAATGGAAAAATCCTGAATTTGTTGATATGCAGAGTAAACGAATGAGTAAAATGAACAAAGGTGAAAATAATCCTAATGCAAAATTTACAAATGAAAATATTATTGATATAAAGAAAAGATTACAGAGAGGAGAAAAAGGTATAGATATAGCTAAAATATATAATGTAAATAGATGTGTAATATATAATATAAAAAACGATAAACGGTGGAAACATATAACAATATGATGGATAATATAGTAAATATAATAAAAGGTGATCAATTACATATTCAAATACAATCCGATGATGAGGATTATATAAAACTTCTTAAAAAAGAATTTACTTATTTAGTTGATGGTTATAATTGGATGTCCGCCTATAAATCAGGAGGATGGGACGGTAAAATTTGTTTAATAAAAAACAATGGTTTTTTACCATATGGATTACTAACAGAGTTAATAAGAATTAATAAAATATCCTTTCCGAGAGTAATATTAAGAATTGATGATAGTGTAAAGTCTTTGTTTAAGGGTTCTTCTTTAAAAATTAAACAAAATCTTTCCTTGAAACCATATCCTTATCAAAAAGATTGCATAATAAAATCACTACAATATACTAAAGGTATCATTAGGTCTGCAACCGCTTCTGGTAAATCCCTTATTATTGCTTACATACTAAAAACATTATTGGAAAATAAAAAAGCAAAACAGTGTATAATTATTGTTCCTAATAAATCTTTAGTAGAACAATTTTATAATGATATGAAAGAATATGATATGAAATATTCTGTAGGTAAGGTCCATGCTAAGGCCAAGGAATGGGATAAAGATATTGTGGTATCAACCTGGCAAACACTAATTAAAAATACAAGTAAATTAAAACTATATAATTGTATAATATGTGATGAATGTCATTCTGTAAAAGCACTATCTTTGAAGAAAATCCTTGTAAAGTCAATCAATGCTGATTATAGACTGGGATTTACAGGAACCCTACATGCTGGAAAATTAGATAATCTGAACACCCAATCATATCTTGGTCCTGTTATAGCAAATTACAGCTCAGGTTTTCTTGCTGAGAAGGGTTATATAAGTAAATGTAATGTAAAGGTTATTAACATAGAGTATCAGGAGGTATTGGAGGGTACATATGATGAAGTAAAGGATTTGGTATTCACTAATCAATACAGACTGAATGTTATTAAGAAGGTTGTTAATAAATTGGATCATAATGTTCTTATATTGGTGGGTAAGGTTGAGAAGGAGGGAGATTATTTAAAGAATTGGTTACAAGGGGTGACCAAGAAGGAGATAGTATTTTTATCTGGTAGGGATAGTATAGAGGAACGAGAGAAATGGCGTAAGGCTTGTTTAAAGAGGAAGGATATTATATTGATTGCTACCTATGGTATCTTTGCACAAGGTATTAACATACCTAATTTGAAGTATATTGTATTTGGTTCTCCATTTAAGAGTAAGATCAGAGTGTTACAGAGTATAGGTAGGGCATTGAGGAAACATGCTAATAAAAAGGAAGGTGCTGTAATATATGATATACATGATCATACTAAATACTTGGGTAAACATGGTAATGTAAGGTTTCGTTATTATGGAGTGGAAGGGTTTGAAACTGATGAAATAGTATTGGAGGAGGGTAATCAGATAGAACTATGATTTATCTGAAAATATAAAGACATCATCACCGTCATAAGCCTTGTCCATTCTGAAATCATATGCGCGATACTTTCTTGTTATAAGTTTAGCAAATCTCTTATATAATTTTCTTCTACTTGGTTCTTTTGCACTAAACCAAAACTCCATAGGCTTATATTTCTTTAAAAACATATCTAAACATTTACTTATTGCTGCAAATACTTGTGGTGCATTTCCACTCCCAGTTATACCAATTCCTTCATATTGTGAAAATGCTATTTCCCATGTTCCTTTTTCATTTCTAGCATGGAATGAATATTCTATATCATCTATAACAAAAGTGTATATATCAGCCGACATGGTTTGCTTCTCTACTTTTATATCAACCTTAGTATCAAATAGTTCAGTTATGTATTGTTGTAGTCTCATAATGTTTCCTTTTATCTATTAGGATCAGGATAGCGATCACCGTGTTCGTAATTACTACGTCTTAATGTAACATCATCATATTTTCGTTTATCTTTAAGCTCTTTCTTTAGTATATTTTTCCATACATCATAATGTAATGCACTTGTACCATCCCATGCATAAAGTGTTTTACTTTTATCATCAATTACACATCTAACATGAGGTGCTATTTCTTTTAATACACTCCTAGAAGGATTTATAAAGACTTCAAGTGGTTTAAATTTTTTACTATCCCATACATCTGTCAGTCCTGTTATAGACGATCCCTCGGACATTATAATAATAAATCCATTAAATTGTCTATACGGGTTGTAATACTTTCATCTATTATCTTTAAATCATTATATAATTTATCAACATCCTTCTTATAGATATATCCATCTTTAATATACTTCTTTAAGACCTTTTGCATTTTATATCTAGTTTTCAAAGGAACAACTTTTTGCTTCAAACCTAAAAGAGTTAAAGGAGCTATATCTTTGTTCTTACCATTAGATACACTTAACCACTTCCATTTATCACTACTTCCATCAGTAGAGGTAAGGGATAATTGAAACTTTCCAATCTTCATTACAGGTGTTCCTTTAGCTGTATATGTTAAACTCATTTAGTTCCTCTTAAATACATATATTTCGTCATCTTCTATATCTTCACTTTCAGTTTTAAATTTATAAGAATATTTCTTTGTAATAAGTTTGGACATTTTTAAATATAATTTCTTTCTACTTGGTTCTTTTGCACTAAACCAAAACACCATGGGTTTATATTTCTTTAAAAATATATCTAAACATTTAGCAATTGCTGCAAAGACTTGTATAGCATTACCTGTTCCAGTTATACTTATTCCCACATCACTTACGAATAATATTTCCCATGTTCCTCTATATTTATCAGCTTTAAAGGAATATTTTAATTCCTTTATAGTGAATTCATATATACACATAGAAGGATTTTGTTTTACTATTTTTATATCAACTTTAGTATCAAATAGTTCAGTTATATAGTGTTGCAGTCGCATCTATCTTCCTTTAGGGGTTTTTAATGTAACTTTAAAATTCATAGCATTAATACTTTTCTCACTTTTTGTGCTAAACTTATATCCACCCATACTGTCAACTAAATCAACCAATTCATTAGTTAATTCATAATTATCTAAATCATATTGAAATTGAACACCATCCTTTATCTTCTTAACATCCACTTCAGACTTATTCTTAAAGGATTGTATTGTAAAGGTATCATTCTTAGGATTCTTAATATAATCCTTCAACCACTTCTTATCATTCTTCCCAAGTCTTTCCTCATTTATTACAAAGTCTTTAAATTTCATCCTCATCCTCCTCCTCAGTTCCCAATTCAGGTAGTTGTTTTATTAAATTCTTCTTGGATATATCATCACCATATAGATCCTGATATTGATATAATTTCTTTAGAAATCTTTTCCATAATTCCATAGACATACCCTTAATCCAATAAAAATAAGAATCCACAATATCAGATTTACCATCTTTTAATTCATTTATAGCATCCCTTGCGTATGCTTCAATTTCCTCTTTTCGTGAAAAATATTGTGTTATATCAGCATTTTTAAGGCTATAATATTTCATAAATTCTGGATCCATAGAAGTAAATTGTTTTCTATGCACCAGCTCATGTGTAAGAACTTTAGATATTTTTTTCTTTATGAAACCAGATGTTATATTCTTCAATTCTTTTTTCTTGAGTATTATTTGTATAGGTGTACCTTGGACTTTTGTTGTTGAGCCTATATCATCTTGATCAATCTTAAAGAATTTGTTCATCCATTTGTAATCTTTTATCATGAAGGTTATATTGAAGTCTTTAAAAGCAGATGCAAGGGCTGCCAACTGTATGGGCCAGGCTTTAATCTTGATCTTTTTCATGATATTCTTATAGTTAATGAGTCCAGCATCCACTATTTTATTGGTATAACTATCGGATACCTTGGTTATCTCATTTATATATTTCTCTAGTCTCATTTAATTTTCCTTCTAATACTCATATATAGTAAACCTGATCCTAATAAGAATAATGTTATTGGTTCAGGTACTTGTCCACCTGGACCCTCATATCCTCCACCTTTCCAAAAACTTATATGTGATACATCCTTTGTAAACACAGGGGAACCGTCAATACCAAAAAGATAATTGAAATCATTTGATCTGAATACATAACTATTATTACCAGCTTTAACTGATATGAATCCAATATCATTTATATTCAATTGATTTGAAGGATCTAAGGACCAGGTGCCATCTGTCTCATTTAAAACGACATTAATACCTTCATCTGATTTACCAAGTAATTCTAAACTTCCAAGGGTTATATTTGTCCAATTATTATCTATAAGGAGTTGGTCAACCACATTGTCTTTATCATTACCTTTGAAATCATCTATGTAAGTTGCATTAACATTACCTACCATCAGAAACAACGAAATAATTAAAAACCATAACATTTTCATAACCTTTACCTCCTCTTTTTACTTCTAAATTTATAACTTTTACCATCTAATTCATGTTCTTTGCCTATAAATTTATATCCCTTTAGTATTCTTGGAATTACCTTTGCAAATCTATCATATAATTTAATTCTACTTGGTTCACTATCAGTACCACTAAAAGAAATTGAATCAGGTTTTTCAGGTAATTTCTTCAATAAATCCATTAGGCAAGATTTCACAGCAGAAAATACTTTAAATGCGTCACCAGCATCAGTTATTTCATAAAAACCTGCTTGGTGAAATTCTACTGTTAATACTGAAGATTCTTTATATTCTTCCTTATCAGGATACTTAAAGAATTCACCAATGAATGTATATTTATAATCATCTATAAGGAATTCATAGTAGTATGTTTCGCCAAATGGATTTTTATCCCTTTCTTTAAGTTTAATAGGCACCTTAGTATCAAAGAGTTCAGTTATCATGTATTGTTGTAGTCTCATTAGAAATTTCTCTCAATGGATCTTCTTAAAAATGATGTGTCTATGAAAGTGTTAAGCCATTTGAATTTCTTTTCAAAAGCATCCAATCTATCAGTATATACCTTTTCGTTATCCCAATCTAATAAATGATCCTCTAAATATACTGAAACCTGATTCATTACAAGTTTACCACCCTTCCAAATAGCATAACCTGGAAATATAATAGTATCCGCTATATCATCCTCCAAGTCTCTACCTTGTTTTACCCAAACATCATCATGTAATATAGAAGAATAAGCATCCCATAAATATATATCCTTCTTATAGGCAATGAATTTAACACTATCACCTTTACTATTTCTAATGACATCACTCACTTCTTTTTTAGAGGGATTTTCAAGTATCTCAATAGATTTCTTACCTCTATCCTTCATATAAAGTTCTGTTATGTATTGTTTAAGTCTCATTATGACCTCGTAAAACCATAAAACTTACTTTTATCAAATCTATGTATATCCTGTCTATCTATTTTATATGGAAACATTTTAGTTAATAATTTAGACATCCTATCATATAATTTTTGTCTACTAGGTTCTTTTGCTGTAAAGAATATTCTATCTGGTTTTACTTTATTTAAGAATATTTTAAGACATTTTAAAACGGCAGCAAATACTTTATTTTGATTGCCTGTATTAGTTATACTAACATCCATTTTTTTACCTTTTTCTATACCAAAAAATATTTGCCATCCTTCATCTTCATCAAAAATAGCATCAAATCTATATTGCAAACCATCAATACCAAAACGATATAAATGCTTATCATATCTTTTCATAGATGTATTAATGAGAACATCTGTATCAAAGAGTTCATTTACTATGTATTGTTTAAGCCGCATATACTTCCTCACCTTTATTAGGAACTACAACTCTACAGGAAGCATCAACTATATCACCAACCGCTCCCTCTATTTTATCCCAGGTTTCTTCATCACTTTTAGCTATTACCATTTCCTTTGAAGCTACCATTACCATATTCTTCTTTGATGATCCAGCACCTTCATCATCCACCCAAAGTTTCTCAGCAATCTCTATAAGTTTCATTATAACTGGTATCAATTGAATTATTAGTGTTATCCATAACATAACTTTATACTCCTTTAATATTCTAAAGAATCTCCTAAAATATTTGTTATTTCATTCATAGCATTTTCTGCGATTTTCCAATATTTTGCTAATTTTTTATCTTCCATATCTTTCCAATTTAAACCACTTTGTATAGCATATCCTAATCCTTCTGAATTTACATATTCTGCAACAGATTCTAAAGTTTCTTTTCTTTCATTTAAATATTTTTTTAAATTAGACATATCAACACTCCTCTATTCTTAACTGACCATATCTACATCCATCTTGTTTATGAGCTTCTTTATGACAATCTTTGCATAATGTTATACAGTTATCAACATCCGCACTTAGTAGAGGTTCTACTACAACCGGCATGATATGATGACATTGAAGATTTTCATCTGAACTACACTTAACACATTGATATTCATCACGATCTAATACCATTTGTCTCAATTCGGGTTGAATCTCCCGTTTGAGTTCTAACCATGTAAGTCTGCCAGCTCTAATTGAATCTTCTTTCATTATAGTATTATAAGATTTACGAAATACAGAACAAGTATGTTTACACCCATTAGAACAATAAAACCTATTTTCATAATACAAATCATTACCTTTTAAATATTGTATTCTGTTATATACATCATATGCTTTTGGTATAAACCATTCAGTACATTTAAAGCATTTCACTTCTAATATATTAGGGTCCTTTTCATTTCTTCTAACTTCCTCTGTCCATTTTAATTGAGTTGCATATGTATCATAAGTAGGTATGTTTTTAGATGTATATCCACCTTTCCAATTACCAGATTTTCTTCCATACCTACCATACATAGGATTATTCTCACCAATTTTTGACTTTCTAATTTTCTCTCTTGTTGATTTTGATGATTTTCTTCCTTTATTGCCATCACTTATTTTTTTCTTATGTTCTTCTGATAACCTTTTACCTTTATGTGAATCGCCTACTTTCCTTTTAGATTCTTCTGTAAGCCTTTTACAACAGTTACAACAGTATATACCTTTAGTGTTAGTTCTCGTTAAGAATGGTTCTTTACATGTCTTACATTCATCAACATATCTAAATATAGTTCGTTTTACAATATCTCTAAAGTAACCATTTCTAGTTAGTTTCAAATTTTCTAAATTATCCCAACATATCTTCATAACTACCTCCTTCAAAGGTTTTTATTTTGTTAGGAGTAAGGTCAGATGTTGAAGGCATCCAACCAAGGTGATCAAGCCCTGTCCTCCTATTTAAATTCCATTATATAAGAATCTATATTTTTTTGGTTTGTTTCACCTGTATTTATTATCCATTCAATCGTTTTCTTCTTTACTTTACCAACCTTTTTGGATGGTCCTATATTTAATAACTCCATTATATGTTTACCATTAACCTGTTTTGAAAATATTTCTTTTACTTTTTTAGAACTCCATTTGTTTTTTATATCTTCAGCATATTTAATCATCTCATCAAATTCTTTTTCTGTTTTAAAAGTCTCACCCCTACTCATTTCATCCGCTTTGGCTACTACCACAAGAATATCCCAATTATCATTATTGACTATTTTAAAGATTTTAGATGGTTTCATGTCTTTCAATATGTTTAGTTTCATATGTTGTGTAGCAGTATATAACAATGCTTCCTTTTCACTATTAGACATCTTTAGTCTCTTAGCAATGGTTTCAATAAGTTTGATAGCATCCTTATCATGTCCATAATATGTAAAAGATTTACCAGGTGTAGAATCACTAAACGATGTACCCTTACCAACATCATGTAACAGTATAGCCAAGTTCTTCAATGGATCCTTTGTCTTACTTGCTTTCAATGCTTCAATAGTATGAGCAAATGGAGAGCCACCTTTCCCAACAGTTTCAGGATGATGCGTTGGATTCTCTTTACTATATTGTAACTGTTTTAATTCAGGTAATATATGTTTAAGTATCTTCAATTGATCAAGTAAAAGGATATACTTAGCGAACTTATCTCCTGACTGACCAGCGGATTTCAGTATTTCTTCTTTAATTCGTTCTGGTGAAAGTTTAGTGATATTGCCTGATAACTTTGTTGCAGCCTTCTTAGTATCTTTATCAATGTCAAAACCAAGCTTAGCAGCAAATCGTGCAACACGCATGATCCGTAAAAAATCTTCCGAGAACCTGTCATATGGATTACCTACTGTTTTCAATACTTTATCTTTCATTGCTTTTTGACCATTGAACTTATCAATAATGTTACCATTCTTATCAATAGCCATAGCATTCACTGTCAAGTCTCTTCTACCTAAATCATCCTTCAACTGAACATTAAACTTAACTGATTCAGGTTTACGACCATCATACTTGGATTCCCCTCTAAGTTGTGCAATCTCAAAATCATATCCACTTTCTTTGACAGTAACAATACCAAAATCTTTAGAGGAACCTATATCATAGGTCTTCCATATTTTATCTAGGACATCCATTGGACAGGTGGTGGCAATATCAACATCATGAGGCTCTTTACCTATGATAATATCCCTAACACTTCCTCCAACCACCCATGCTTTATATCCTTTCTTTTCAATCTTATCAAGGATTTTTATAGAGGCTTTAAGCATTTTATTGGATTTAACATAGTCTTTCCAACCCTTCAATGCTTGTTCATTTATGTAATTGTGGAATCTCATTATCTTTACTTATATCCTCTTTCCTTTTATATAACTCCTCTTCTTTACGCCAATCTCTATATACATGATTCTCATCACTTCTAACATTTACAAAATAATATACTTCTACTCCAGAATGGTGAATAATCATACCAAATTCTTCATCAAATGTTTTATAAGGTTTTCCTATAATTATTTTTATACCTTTAATTCTACTCCTTCTTATCTTTGGCTCACCGTCACCTTTAAGATAAACAAAATCATCCATATCATATGTTGTTTGAAAACATCTCATTATTTAGTCCATCTATCATTCATTAAACTATAATCATCTATTTCCATACCAAAATCTTTCCATCCCATTATTTTCAACCATTTACCCATAATATCATGTAAAACAAAATTAGACCAATTTGTCCATTTTTTATTTATAACACTAATATTTACAGTCTTTCTTAATTTTCTCAACCATTTACCAGCTTTTTCACTACCTTTATTATCTTCTATCAATTTATCATTCAATATAATCATATTGTCTATAACTCTATATATCTCACTCATTATATTACTCTCAACCTTTCTAAATAATCTTTGAGTTTTTAAAATATATTCTTTATGTTTAAACGATGTATTACAGGCGAGATTAAGATTATAAGCATATTGTGCAATAATAACTTGAACTTTATTCCATTTTCTATGATAATCAGTACCACCTAGATATCTATACTCTATATGTTGTTTATTATCACTTAAACCATCTAAACTAATACCACTATAATGATCGGAGGTTGCTATTCTTTTTAATTTTTTAGTATCTATAAATGCGGACCAATCACTAAGTTCAAGGGTACCCCCTTTTATCTTTTCTTTCATAGATTGTGTATATGTATTATTTTTTCTTTCTTTAAAATGTTGAAAAATATATTGTTCATCAGTAAAAAGAACAAGCTTCATCAAATCAAGTTCGGATTTCAAATCCTTTACATTCTTTAATGACATATGAATATGAAAACCACAAGAACTATCAGTAGTACCCACCACTTTAATCCAATCAAACATTTGTTTACATATATTTTTAAACTCTTTTAAAGGTAATGGAGGAGATTTTATTTCAATACCACCTGTATTTAATGATGAATCAGGTTCAACTCCCCATGTAGTATCACCTGGTCTTGGAGATGAATAACCATATTCACCTACTTCCCAATCTGTAAATGGTGGTCTTGGGTTAACATTATCAATCCATTGTTCTATTTGTTCTGGCTCCATTTCACTAGTATCATTTGCATCTTCTGGATGTGGTGGTTCATCAACTTCTTGTCCAGGATCAACATATGAATCCCATCCAATCTGATGCATATAATCTTCATAATCACTTCCTATTGAAGGTGGATATAATTCTTCTAATTCAGTTTCAGTTTCTTTTAATTCAGTTTCTTTTTCTTCCTTTTCTGTTTCAAGATTGTCTAATAATTCTTCATCTTCATCATAATCAAGTGTTGATAATCTATCTATTTCATCTTCAAGTTTAGTAACATCATCTTCAAGTTTATCTCTTTTATCATTAATTTCTTCATATTCCTCACGATAATTCTCAACATTATCATTATAATTTTCAAGATCATTTACAGCATTATCATACATTCTTTGTAATTCATCGGAAATACCAGCATCATCAACAATAAACTCAAATTCCGCACCAATAAGAACATCATTACTATTAAGCATAGATGTAATTTCTTTTTTATTAATTTTTTCTAATAATAATGGTATATCATACTCATTAATATATCGTTTTAATCTCATTTTATTATATTCAACTTTTTTAAATATTTCATTATTTGAAAGGGTTTAGCCCAATTCCAACTTATACTGGTAATTCCATCAATATATTCTAAATCAAGTTCATTATGCATAAACCATTCTAAAGTATCATTACCTTTATCATCTGAAGTACCTAAAAATAATGAAGGATCCTCATATTTTTTACCTTTAAATTCTTTACTTAAATGCTTTTTAATCATATTATCATGGTTAATAGCGTCCCATAACCACATATATGTATCTTTAGTAGTATTATCAGCAATAAATCTTAAATCATATTTATTTCCAACTTCATTTCTTGAAATACTTTTTAATTCTTTAGCTGAAGGATTCTTAAAGATTTCAAAAGACTTACCATTAAAGCCTCTAAATCTAGTATAATATTCTTCATTTATATACTTTTGAAGTCTCATAATTTCCTTATAATACCTATGTGTCCTAATCTATAAAATACTTCACATTTGTATAGGGTTTTATCCCATCTACTGTCACCAAACCAGCATATATGCACATGTTCTGTTAATCTCATTATTTTCTCTTCTTTGCGGCTGCGGCTAACTTATTCTTATTTTTCTTACGATACTTTGCTGCTTTCTTAGCAATAGCCTTCTTGTTTTTCTTAGCATAAAGTCTGGATTTCTTTAAGGCTTTACCTTTCATTTTTTTTCTTTTCTTCTTTGGTCCACCAATCTTCTCATCTAAATACTTTTCGAGTAATTCATCAATTCTGTCCATAATTCTTCTCCTTTAAATTTATTTTTCTTCTTCTTCAGGTTCCTCTTCTTCCTCTTCTTTGGGTGGTTCCTCTGCAGGTTCCTCTTCCATTCCTCCACCCATAGCTTCTGGAGGATTTGGTCCTTGGGATTTTGTTTCCTTTTCAGGATTATCCCATTTCTCTTCTTTATCTTTTAAATCTGCCATTATAGCACGAGCAGCATCTAATTGATCATCATTATTACTACCTTTTCTTAATTTACTTAAAATTTCTGTTTGTTTACCTATAGCAATTTGAAGTATTTCCTTATTAGCTGCAATCTCCTCTTCTGTATATTCGTTATTAACTTCAGGTTCATCAATAGCTAATGCCTTTTTAATCATATCCTCTTCATTTAAAAATCTTTGCAATCTCATTATATTTCTCCCTTGATATAATTCTTTAAAAATGAATAATAGGATTCATCCTTAAAAAATTATACCAGGATATCCTGGTATAATCTTCTCTTAATTATTTATCTGGTAAATCAGGAACTTCAGTAGCCACCCTTATCATTTCAAGTAAAGGCAATACTGTTTTATCGTCCCATTTAGTTTCACTATTCTTCACCATTTCCTCAATGAAGTCAAATAATTTATCCCCATAAAGGGCAAAATTTTCTTTTGTCAATAATTCACTCATAAAATTAATAACAAAAGGCATTACAAAAGTATCTAGCACCAATCCTTTAAATTCCATTACCATTCACCTCCTTGTTTTTCACTGTTTTTATCTACCCTTATCAATCTATATCCATGCTTACAATAAGGCTCTGATCTGAACCCTAAATCAGGAATACAAAACTTATCAGTATCTCTATATAATGGATGTAACTGACATTCATATATCCATTCATAATCTTTCTTAGGTTTTTTCTTAAAAGTTTTCTTTAAAAATTCATATGCTCTTGTTATATTTATATTTATTTCATGTGTTTCATTACCCTGTCTTTTATCAGAATCTTCATGAAGTTTTCTATAATCTAGCATCTATACTAACCCTATTTAACCATCCACGGGCAAATCTTTCCTGTCTACTGCTTTTATTCATATAATTAATATAATGCATTCCTTGAAATAAATTCATCATCTTTAATAAGTAAGGTATATCCCTTGTATGATATGTTAAGAAAAAGTTTAATATATTCAATGTTTTCATACCTATAACACCATCTTCACCAATATCTTTATAATTTTTTTGATTTCTGTTTAGTAGGTTTAAAGATTTTTGAAGAAATTTTATTGCTCTACCAGTACCCATATTCACACCAGTATCAAACATTTCATTTGTTATAAACTGATTAAATATTCTATCACCCCAGAACGCATCCCAATAATTCTTTTTATAAACTTCTTTTACCTTTTCTTGTAATTCTTCATCGGAGTCAAGACATTTAGGGAAATTAGGATCATTTCTATAACCATCAATTATAATCCATCCAGTCCAATTCTTTTCAAATCTTCTGGTAACACCTTTATAAGTTTCTCCACCTGCATCAACTGGATCATGGGAGTAACCACCTTCATGTCCTAATGTAATATTATATGCTATTTTAAAATCTGCCATATTTATTTTTTATATTGTTTACTTCTCCTTTAAATGTGTTATAATAGATTTATCGTCACGCAGCGGGGAGCATATAGCAAATAG